TTTTAAATATGCAATATCCTTGATTGCCTTATGAGGTACCTAAGAGCCTTGAAGGTTAAATTGCCTTTATTCCTCTAAATCCCCAGGGGCCATGAATGGAGATTGCCTTTATCCTAAATTGCCTAATCCCCATCCCCTACCCAATGCTTATTATATAATATAATACTTAATGGCTCTTGGCAACTAAGGCAATCAAGGTACCCCTAAATCACAAAATTGTCCTAGAATACAAAAATTAATGCTAATATAAATACTAAGCAAATTACTTACAGAGTTACTAGGAATATTACCTAAATATGCCCCATGAAGGCCTTAAATCCTATAAACCTTTTAGCCTTGAAACCTAATAATTTAATTGCCTTGATCACAAATCCTATTGCCTAATCCCAGTACTTATTATATAATATATACTAATATAAAGGGCTCTTAGGGGTAGGGGATTTAGGGGCCCCTAATGGTCGGATTTTGTGTACCTTTTTAGCCTTTTTGTGATTGCCTTTAAAGTGTGGGGTAGTAGAGCTAGAGAGCTATATAGTATAGTGGCTATAGTGTAGTTGAGTGGCTTTGTATAGTAAGGTAAGTTTGCCTAGCCCTGTTTGCCTAAATCCCCAAAACCCCCGGCGAGGTACCTTGATATGTATTATATGATTAGTATATATAAGGGGGGATGGTTATATGTTATGTATGTAGGTGTATTATATTATGTACCTAAATTAGGTTGTAGCTTAGTTAGGCTCTATATGATTTTCTTTTTATTTTTGTGTTGGGTAGGGGAGTATTGGGTTATAGGTGGGTTAGTATAATCCTATATGTGTAGGATACTAAGATTAGTGATGAGGTGTATAGGATTAATATTAGGGTTTGTGATATTATATACCTTAATTTGTTTGTTGGGTGGTGGTGTTTGTAGGCTTGGTATATTTTCTCATTGCGTATGAGGATTAGGATGGTGCCTACGGATAGGATTATTCGGATTATGTGATAGATGATATTCATGGTAGTGATATTATATCGATTATGGTTATATCTGTTAGGGGTATCTGTAGTATATCTCTTATTTGTAATCTTATGTGTTCTGAGTGAAGGTGATTGTTGTTTATCCTTTGGTTGGGGTACCTTAGATAGATATTAAGTTCCTCAGTTCTGTATGGGATTACCATTTCCTCTGTGAATCCCTCTGTGTATTCTTTAGTGTGTCCTGGTACCTCGAAAGATACCAGGAATTTCCCTTTTGTTAGCATGGTTTTATTTCATTGGTTAGGATTCTTATATCGGTTAATTGATTCATATATTCCTCTTCTGAGGATATGTCAAGGCATTTGCATGCTATGTAGTGACCGTACATGGATATACCTGATTCGTAGCCCTGGTCTTCATTTAGGAAGTTGGCTAAGTATATCTTGTCTACTGAGCATATCCTCTTCAGATGTCCTGGTAAGGTTTCTGAATCTTCATAAAATACAAAGTCATAGGTATCTGTATTATCGGTCATTGTAGCAAATATCTCTATGAGCCAGTTAAAGTCCTCTAAAGGTACGTTGTCTAGCCATTCCCATCCGATTGGGTAGTTGTTTATTGTTACGATTGGTTCCATGATGTTAATTGAGTTGAGGGTTAAACATTTGTTTTGGTTGGACTAATAGGCAGCAATGAGAATAACCTACTTCATCGAGGATTCCCAGTATAAGATATCGATTGGTATCTCTGGGAATTTCGAAATAGAAAGCTGGTTTCATGTCGCCATCTATGAATGTAAAAACTATCTGAGTGTTTTCTAGTAACCCATTTAGTTGTACATGAGAAAGGTAGTTATAGATAGCTTCCCTTTGATTTCTTGGGTTTTTATCCCATGAGATGAGCATATCGTCATACCAATTTGGATTATCGCATAGCTTTTTAAGTTGTTGTTGAATATATGGTGTCATGATTTGAAGTAATAATATAAGTCCTCGATTAGTTGATCTTGTTCTTCCCATATAGTATCTGATACTACATATTCTGATACGAAATAGTTATAGAAAGGTCCAAATAGCATGTTTAATACTATGTCCTTGAGTTCGATATTAAGTTGTTCCTCTTCTTCGGTAGAACTTGGTTTGATTGACTGAAGTTTTGCCTTATAGGATTCCATTACGGAATCCTTTAGGGTCTGAATATATTCTGGGTTAGTTTCCCTGAGAATATTTATTTGTGATTTGAGTTCTTTACTTATCATGGGGCTTAGCGATTATGGATATGAATCCTTGTGGATATTGAGTATAGAATAATTGATAGTTCCCTGTGGACAAGAAGACTTGCATTATGTTTGCAAGTAATGGGTAGATTTTCCATTGGTTTTCCTCTAGAAACTTGTCCCAGGCTTCTGATTCTTCGGGATAATTTCCAAAAAGTTGAATGTGATATTCCTTTTGTTCCGGAATAAATAAATTGGTTACTACCTGAATTTCGTCTGATTCCTTTTTGTATTGAGTAATAGGATACCAGATGCCTTCGGTTTTCCATTTATTGAGTTGAAACAAGGATATGCCCTGTTCCAATACGTTTAAGAGTTTATATAAGTTTACCATAGTGATTATTTATTAAGTTGTCTAATAAGTTCTGATGCAGCCAGGGAATCAAAGAGTTGGGTTTCTCTTTTGTCGGATTCCCATTTTTCGAGAGCATTATATGTTGCCGTATATTGAGATATCATGTCCTCATCTTGTTCCTCGTCCTGGATGAATTCCCGGAGATGTTTTTTGAGTCCAGTAATTATGTAATCCTGATGTTCTGGAGTTAATTGAGGAATACCAAATATGATAGCTTCTACCTGTGATGGAGAATAATCATAGTATTGGTCGTCAGCACCCTTTGTTAGATCCATGTGGGAGATAATGTTTTCCTTTAGATTTTCGAATAAGTCTTCCTCAGAAGAATATACGATTATGTAACCAGAGATATAAGAAGCAAGTGGATCATCATCCAGATCAATTGAGTAGACCCAGATATGTTTTGAATCCTTGTTAATCCAGAGACCATCAGCGTAGTCGTAAGTAAAAAATGGGTGGGCAACAAGCAAGTTGCGAATTTCGCTTAAATTTTTTAAATCATTCATAATGTCTATATTAAAATTGTTAATAAAATAAAGTTTATTTCTTTTCTCTATGCAAATATAAGAATAATATATTATATATGCAAATAAATTTAAAGGAGTCCAGGTTCTAGGTTTTGATAGGGATTTGTACCTGGACTCCCTGGGGATATATTAACGGATTTAGGGATTAGTATAACTCATCGGCCAATAACGGTTCATTATTTGGCTTATTTAGTTTCTCCTTTGAACGTCTTGTAGCCCAGTTCTCATATGGTGTATATTCAAATGTACGCATAGTTTCATTATATGAAGCATATATCATTTGTTTACGGGTTATTCTTTTCTTGTAAGTTTTCTTAAGATTAGCAAACCAATCTAGATACTCCTGTAAAGTATTAAAGATTTCTTTACGCCCGTCTAAATCAGGATTATAACGGGAAGGTCTTACCTTCCAGATAACTTCGATATAACATTGATGCAAAGTTACGTCTATGGTATATTTGCACCAGGTACCACCAAAGAGGGTACCTGTAGTGAATTCTAGTTGACGAGCAACTAATGGTCTAACGTTATACTTTGTCATGATATTGAGAAATTAAGTTGGAAAATCCAGTTGTTTCTATCGAGTTGATTGAATGATATGAACATCCCATCATTATCGGTGAATTCATTCATGAACCGAATTGCAGCATCCGCTAATTGTCCCTTATAGGGATTAGTATCGGCAGTTATTATTGATTCGAAAGTGAATGTATAATAGGTAGTCTCATATATTTGGATTTGGTTGATATCCAAGCAATTGAGCTTGTAATCCTCTTCCAGTTGAATGAGAAGTCCCATTAGAAGATTTAAGAGATGACCCTTTTCATCGGAGTCAAGTTCAAATGTAGATTTCTTGTCTAAGAAATTGCGAACTACCTTAGTTAATTGTTCGTCTTGATTGTAAGTTACTGAGTTGGTTTTCATATTTTTGTCTATTTTAAAATTGATATGCAAATATAAGCATTTTTATTTTTATAGAAAAATATATCTAATTTATTTTTAGGGAGGCTGAGGATGTGTACACGCTATGAAAGGCAGTGGATTAGACTGCCTTTCAATTATTAAGGTAATTGGGGAGTTAGCAAATATAGAGCCTCTCTTATAATTGAACTCTCCATAGGTTCTAAAGAGGGTTCCTTGTTCATTAGTCCACCTTTCTTCTTTTCGTTTTCAAATACTTCATGTATGGCTTGCTTTAGTTTAGTAGCTAATACCTCTGATAACTCCTGAGATTTAAGAGAGATAAGTAACCCTTTTCGTATTTTCTCAACATCTTGGTTATTCTCAGTAATGGGTTTTGCTTCTACTAATTCTTGTATACCCGAGGAATATTCATCTAACCGTTCATATCCCAAATGTTGTAGGTCATTAATGAAGATACTGAATTCATCGTAAGTAAGTCTAGTATCAAAACCTACCCCATGGTATAGTTGTACTAAAGGTGTAAGGATTCTCCTCAATGTATTGAAATCCTTTAGGTGGTCTAATTTTATTTCGGACCTAATAGGTACCTTATATACCTTTTCACCCTTCAGTACCACTAGCAGAACCATTAGTCTTGGTGGTAGTCTTTTCTCGTTCATAAGCCAGTTTTTGTATTATAAGTTGTACATAGGTATCCCTTTCCTTATAGATGAACATTACCGAGAGAAGTATCTCATGTTTCGGTAATATCATCTGTATGAAATTGCCTGGAGCAATTACCGTAGCTACTACTGGAGATCCCTCCTGAGAGAAATTGTCCAGTATCATTTCTGCCCTCTTAATGGGTTCTGGTTTTGTTGGGTCCAAAGTTAGGACTGGAGCAGTTATACATTCCTTGATGCCCTGTGTTAAGGCATTATATAACCATTCATCTTTTATATCCTCTACTTGGAGGTTTTTCATTGTAATCATATCCTAAACCTATTTAAAGTCCATACACCCAGGATATTAGAGAATACCCATAGTTCCCAGTTTTTATAAAAGTTATAGGGTTTACTGAACTGGGATGTTTGAAATATTATCTGGCTTGGTGTTCTAGATAACATTTCTGCATGGCAAGTTAATACTCCAGAGGATAATTGAACTTTAAAAGCTTTAATTACATCCTCATCATTTTTAGTCTCTACTGAGGTAAGTAATTTAATAAATTTTACCTCTACACCTTCCGACATTTTAACCTTTCGGAAAGCAAATTTCTCTTTATTCTCCATTTTGTTGATATTTAGATAAGAACTCTTGAGCTAGTTCATCTTGAGTTCTTTCGATTATATTCTTTACGATTGTTTTATTTTCTACTCTAGCCCACATATATAGCATGCCCAATTGAGCATCCATATAGCAATCTATAAGAGATGGGTCCTTTCTAAATACATCCCATTGTTTTACGAAATTCATTCGAACCAAATCCCTATAACCCTGGTCTGATATATCTTCTTGGTCTATATAAGCAGATACCCTTTTTCTTACTTCTAAAAGAATTTTCTCTAAGCTTTCTGGTAATCTAAAATTTTCGGGTAAACTATGATATACCAAATTATTCGGTATTAATTCCTCAAAAGTAAACTGATTATCGAATAGTTTCTTTGGGTATCTACCTGAAAATATCAAGGGTATCTTATACCTTAGCAACGATGGTACTACGTCGTATATAGCATAATGTTTCCGATATTCCTGATATACATCGAAATATAGATTCTCATCGAATATACCAGATTTCCTCATTATTGCCTGTAAAGTATTATAAGCAGCATTGATATGAGTATTACTCAATTTGAATACTAAGTTGCCATTTTTAATAGCAATGAGTTCACTACAGCATCTCTTTCGTCTAAATAAGTTCATGTGATTAAAATGTAAAGTCAATGTATATTTTCCTTTTTCCCTTGAGAAATTTTTCGTGATTTGAGTCATCATACTTATGGCAAGCATAAGTCTTAGATGATTTATCATAATGGTCTCTTACCCATACTGGAGCAGTATCAGTTGGTTTTAATTTAAAGTATGTACCCTGATTAACCTTGTTAACCCGAGTCTCTTTGTAAGATGTCTTTGGTAGTTCCATATTTTTGTCTATTTTAAAATTGATATGCAAATATAATTCTTTCTTTTTAAATATGCAATATCCGGATATAACTATGGGAGCTTACTATTTCGGAGGAATTGAGATGCAAATGAGCCATCCTCTTTTTCTTCTTCCTCAAAGTTTTCATATTGATATAACTCTGGGTCTTCTTCGTCTGGGTCTATACGCATTTCGATTTCTCTACGTAGTTCATGATGTTCTTTAGAGAATGAAGACATAGCTCCCTTATAATCATCAGTAATTTGCATTAACTCTGCTTTATTAAGGTTAAGACCCTCTTTACTTGTATCTACTCCTTCTTGTTTAGTAGCAACTACTTCAGGTAGAGACTTAATGTCATACCTATCCTCCAATAGTTTAGCCTCTTCTGGTTTATCTAATATCCTTTGTGATTCCAATACGATTTGACGGGCCTCTTCAACAGTGATTGCATTTTGCTGTGTTACGTTGTTCTGTTGATTAAATTGGGCAAAGATATTTGTAGTACTTCCTCCAGTAAGATTACGTACTATTGATTGCAGAGATGTAGAGGATTCAAGCTTTAATTTAAGGGCCTTTCCCAGCTCGGCAGATATAAACGGTACGTATTTCCCTCCCTGAGATTCTCTTAGGATATTAACCTGATGGGCTATTTCCATACGGTCTTCTAATGCCCATGCTAGTTGTTCTCCCATTAACGCTTGAAGTAAATCTTCTGCTTTTTCTTTATCCCATATTCTAGAGCTTAATAGCCTATCTCTCATAAATACTCGTATGTAGTTAATATCTATACCCATACGATATGAGAATGTATTGATATCATAGGTGATACCACATAATACACCATTACCCATCAGCCATTGATTAATAATGTAGTTGTGTATCTTTATCAGAAGTTCATCATTTGGGTTCTTCTGATATTCTAATGCCATTGCAGTAGTCCCCATAGGTCTTGGGAATCTTACCATTTTATTTTCCTTTTCTGACATACAAATAAGATTTTCTGATATCGGAACTTTCATCATAACCCATATACTCTAAATCGAACCTTACATACAGATTCAAAGATAGGTTATAGAAATATCCCTTATATTTTTTCTTACTTACTGATAAATTAAAAGGTTCACCAGAGATTAGGTCCCTGGTGAATACTAAATTACCTTTCCCAGTGATGGGAATATTAAGGCAAAGTTTATAATCTCCTACCTTAAATTTATTCCCATGCAGGTCTGTGATTTCCCTTGCCATAGTTTGCCTTTTTATGGTTCGTAGGTTTTTTGTCTTGTTTACTACGGTTATTGGTTATCCCCTTTTGCTCTTCGATTAATTTCTGAACCTTTGGGAATAACCTTTGCCTTAAAGGAACTACCTGAGTAGCGAAAAAGGCATTCCATAATTTCTGAGTTAATGGTTCTCCTATTTTAAGTTCTGAGATTGCCCAGAATTTAGTTTCGAAATTCTTAACTATTTCCCTAAATCGGTAATAGTATATATTGCCAGTCTTTTTATCTATCCCAATTGTAGTGGTTTGGCAATAATCTAGAAATTCTTTACCTAATTCGGATATAAACTCTTCCCTTTTAAAATCATAATTCTCTTGGTCGAGCTTAAATAATTTTACGTAATCGATTGCTTCCATATAGATTTAGTTTGTGATTATTAAACGAGGTATACTTTCATCTGTAATTTGAAATAAGTACCCTCTTACATCATCCTCATAATAAGAGGACCAATATGTTCTTCTAACTCGGAAATTATCAAGGATTGCCCCTTTGGGTACCCCAGTAATAAATAAGCAATGCTTAGGCATCATTGGAGTAATCTCAAATTTCCCATCCTTGAAATTACCATAGGTACCGTAGTCGGGCATATTACCCGTAAATCCAGTATTCTGTAATATGTCTTGAACCAGAGTAGTTTGGGGTATTTCCTTTTGGTTACATTCTATGGTTAACTTCGATTTGCCTATATATAGGTCTTTAACTATTTCTCTAAACATTTGTATACGATTATATGGGTAATACCATTTTTCTTGAAGTAAAGGTTATTCTGTGAACGTTCCTCTAACTTCTTTAATTCTCTTCGAGATTCAGTACAAATTCTATCAGATTTCCTTAATATATCTGATACATTATCCCAGATGGGTGCCATTGGTTCTACTGGCCCTGCATAGATAACCTTATGTTTAGTTTCTATTTGGGGATATTTAGATTTATACTGATATTTGCCTTTGCAGTAAAGTACGTTATACTTTTCTGGTTCGTTTCTTTTTTCGTTTTCCATTTTTGTTAGGATTAATGTAATCGGATATTTCATCAAGTTGCCCTAAAAGCAATGCCTGAATGAAAAGGTTTATAGGCCTGAAAAAGAAATTCCTTACGTTATCAGTATTTATATACCAATCGTAAACGATAAAGAACTTCTTAATCTTGGAGTGCTTAAGTGAATGTTGGATTAGATAGGACTTACAACATCGTTTATGTAATTCTACCAATTCTTTGTCCTGCTTAAGCATCTCTTTATCAGGGAAGATAGTGTAATCCATTTTGTATGAATTGAGATGCCCAGGTAATTATCCCGGGCACCTGGTTAATAAAGGTTTATGCAACTTGTTCTGGTTTGAGGACTTTCTTTCTAAAGTCCTCGTATGCTTTAGCAGCAGCCTTGAATTCCTTGGAGTTCTGGTCCTTGATACGAGCCATTGCAAGTTCCAATCGATGGAGTTCGTTTCGAGTTTGTTGTCTCCATTTCTTCCGAGCAAGAGTATCAACTACATCGGCAGGGTATACGTATTTAACTTCCCGATTAGAAATTACCTGTTCGATGATGGATGGTTTTTGTTGTTCCTTAACTTCCTTGACAACCTGTTCCTTTTTGGAAGTTTTGGTTTTAGGAGAGAGTTCTACCAATTTGGCATTGGCAAAATTAGTGGCAGCTTCTTGAGCATCTTTTACCAATTCCTTTTTAGTCTTTTTGGCCTTAGGAGCAGAAGCCTTAGCAGTCTTAGAATTTTTAATTCCTTCAAGTTGTTCGGCAACCTTAGTTGCAACCAGGTTAGTAACCTTTGTTTCATTCTTTTTCATAATGTCTATATTTAAAATGTTAGTAAAATGATTAATTTCTTTTTCTGATACAAATATAAGAACTTTATTTTAAATAGAAAAATTTTATTTGAATTATTTTCTATTTGCTCGGGTTAATCGGCTAGGAAGTCGAAGATTTCTGGAGGATAGTTAATTTCATCCTCTGGATCATTTATGTAATCTTCATAATCCTCGTTATATTTATCGTAAATGTTATCTTGTGATGTATTGGGTACCCTTGTACATCTTTCAGGATATTTCTTTACGAAGTCATAGGCTTCTTGAGTAGTCATTACCTTGTCTGAGGTAAATTCGTAGGTTACATAAGAATAAGTTTCACCCAATCTAGAAACTTCATATTGCTGGTATCCAGATTTCTCAATCTTATAGATTTGATTTTCTGGAATCGTTTCTATTTCTACCCTATATTTATACCATTGCTTCTTCTCTTCTTTTGGTTTAATACCCATGCTATCTTGAAGAGAGATTAACTTGATTATTGGACTTTCAAAACGAGAAGGAGCAGTGCTCACTTCTACTGGACGAGTTTTATTCTCACCAATAAAGTAAATCACTGCCCCCAAGGTTACCAGGCCCAATATGAATTTAGTTTCTGAGTTCATAACCTGTAGTTTCGAATTTATTTTTAATGTTCTTTGCAAGGTATTTACCTTTTGATTCTGCTTGATGTAAACCGTTGCAGATTTCATAAGGTACATCATCATAGCGATAAACTCGATTACCTTTAAAAGCAACCCAAAGTTGTTTTTTCTTTGAGTCATAACCAAAGCCCTCAATGTTAGAGGATTCGCAAGGAATCATTTCGACTCCGGTGTTCATTTCTACTGATTCTAAGTATTCGTTCTTTTCCATGTCTATATTAAAATTTTAAAAGTGTTAGTTCTGGGTGGAATTTGAGATTTGCCCTTTGGAATATTGCCCAGGTACCAAGTACTCCCTGAGAATTAGTATGTACCCATTCATCTTCCATTCTGAATAATATGTGAGAGCATACCAGCATTTGGTATTCACTTAGCATATTTATCAGTTGAGGAGTATTCTCAATTTCTACGTATAATTCAATGTGCTCATCTAGTGCTCGAATTATTTCGTCATCCTCAATCTGAAGGAGTTTTTTGATTAAGTCTTGGGCAATATCATTTCCATTTTTAACGTCCTCTTTGATTGAGTTGAGTGATTCAATCTGAATACCAGCAATGAGCTTTACGATGTCTTTTGTTTCCTTGTCCATAATTAAATTCTCTTTATGCAAATATACTAAAATTATTTTATATAAAATACTCTTTTAATAAATACGGAGGTAAGTGTTAGCGGTTCTTGATTTCTTCCATCTTTTCCTTTATGGAGTCTGGAAATATAGCATCGTTTACCCATCTTAGGAAGAATTTAGAAGGCTTCTTTTCGGGACTTAGAAGCAATTGTCTCTGTTCAGTAGAGAACTTAATCCTTTCGGATTCTAACATATACTTTGGAAGTTTAGTGAATTCTGCCTGAGAGAAGGAGATTACGTTTTTACCAACTTGGGCCCTTAATGGTTTCTTCCTTTCCTTATAGAGATAGGGAATAATCTTTTTCGAGGGTCCCCCAAGGATGCTAAAACCAAAGATTACCATTGGGTCAAATTTATCTGCTTTTGGGTCCTTAGCCCGTTTGATACATCTTGCCATCCAAGAGAATGAATTTGGATATTGCTTGTTGTCTGTTGCTTCTCCCACATCCTTTTTATTGAACTCAAATCCAGGAAAGTGAAATAGAAAGTCCTCAGTAAGGATAAATACAAATCCCAATCCCCTAAGATATTTAATGATATCTTGTTGGCTTTTACCCTCTTCAATCATTTTCTCTACATCTGCAAGAATATCCTCCCTTGGTGATTCCAATTCCTTAGTTGTAGACCCTGCAGGTCTTCCTCTGCCCACATTAGGTGCCTTAGCAGGCAATGTACCAGATAACCTATCTAAGTATTCTTTGAAGTTATCAATATCTTGTTTATTAGTAAGAGTTACTTCTACTCTTATGGGACCGTTATGCTGTACCTTTGGACCTGAATTCATCTCGGTATAAGCATCTACCAACCTATCTGATAAGGGAGTACCATTCTCTGATAGTGTAGTGATTCTAAGTTTTGGTTTATATACTTCTTGTTCCATTTTCGACTTAATTAGAAAATAAAAGGCCTGAACAATTTTTATATTGCCAGGCCTTCTACCATTATTAACGAATACTCAAAAATATGATAAGTAAAAGTAAAAAGTGCTCTTATTAATCTTCTTCTTTAGCGGCCTTCTTTTTCTTCTTGTCTTTGGCCTTCTTATCTTTCTTATCGGAAGCCGGTTTCTCTTTTACCTTTTCTTCCTTCTTTTTCTTAGTTTCCTTTTCCTCCTTGGGAGCCTTACCTGAAGCAAGTTTTCTTTGCTCCATACGGTATTTTTTCTTCTCAGCCGAAGTCATTTCTCTGCCATCGATGAGAGGATAATCGTATTTGGTAGCTGTTCTACCACCATTTCCTTTCTTTTCCTTTTTCTCTTTGGCAGCCTTCTTCTCATCTTTTTCCTTCTTCTCTTTTTCCTTGAGTTTTACCAATTTCTTGTTGTTCTCTTGGTCAGCTTCAGGATAGGCAGCAGCAACTTTGTCTCTTTCCTTATTGAGCTTGTTTACAAGTTCGGTAACCTTTTTACCATGTTTCTTGTCTTTGGTCCAATCCTTAGTAGGGTCCAACTTGTTCTCTTTAAGGTAAGCATCCAAAGCTTTCTTAGCCTTTGTGAGTTCCGGAGTCTTGGATTCCGATTTACTCTTCTTTTCTGTTTTCTTAGCCATTTTCATTTATATTAGGTGAATAATTGAATTTCCTATTTACATAATACCATAGTTATACCTTCCTAATTTGGGTTGGGATTTCTTTAATTTCTAGGATTTCTAAACTGCATTGTTTTAAAACTGCCTCGAGTTGAAGTATATCTTCTACCTCTTTCTGAGATAAGTCCGTAAAAGTTTGTTCAAAAGTTTCTTTCTGTTCCCCCCTTATAAAATTAAATTGGGCAACAATATAAGTCCCATGAAGTTTTTTATTCAGGGCTCCTTTAAGAGATATGAGTTTTCTTTTCAGATAATTACTCTTCAACCTATGGGATTGGTATTCGCCTTTCTTACCCTTACTAAGAGCTACCTTTTTAAGGTACGAAACATAATCTAATTCTCTGAGAGTTTGATTAATGTTTCCCACTAATAATCTTAAGTCTTTTTCCATTTGGGTCTTTGCATTACTTGGTTAGATACTTCCTGAGTTTCTTCTGATAGCATTTCTCTTGCCTCATTTATTATATTGATGGCAAGTTCCCTTTCATCTGGTCCCAGGTTTAATTCTTTATCTTCTAGTGCATCAGTATAAGTATTTATTAGATTATCCAATGCAAGTATTCGAATGTTCTTTCGAATTGCTAATTTCTCTTCTTCCATGGGTATAAAAAATTAAAGCCCACTACCTTCACAGGCAATGAGCTTTTGGCTGAACAACGTCCTAAGTGTAGATGTTATTCATATGAACTTAAACTCTAAATTTATATAGCAGACATATGGGATAGTAGTTAGTAAGTTAAAGTTTAATCTTCTGATTCTTCCTCTTCTTCTTCCTTAGCCTTTTTGTTTTTCGGAGAACAAATAACGCCATGTCCTTTCTTAGACTTAACGGTAAGAGTTCCCGGAACGAATGAAACTGAAGTTGATACCGGTTTGCCATCCGTAACCAATACAGAAGTAACCACTACACCCTGATAGCCTTCCTTGTTCTTAACGGCATAACCAAAGTTCATTACCTTGGATTTGTCGTTAATGGCAATAACGTCGATTTGCTTGCTGTTAGGGCGTTGTTCAGCCGGCCGATTCTTGAGTGCCTCTTGACGAGCTTTACGTTTAGCTTCTTTTTCGGGGTCTTTTTCCTTATCTCCTTTCTTCTTGGAGTCTGATTTCTTTGTTGCCATAATTTTTAATGTTTTATAAGTTAATGGTTATTATAAGTAAACTTCTACGTTTATTAATAGTTGATAGTAAAGGTAGGGAAATTTCCCTACCTTCTTTTAAATCTTGAATACAGTTACCAGATTACTTTTTCCCTTTCTTGCCTTTACCTTTGGTTTCTTTCTTTGCCGGCAATTTGAGACCGAGTTCTTTGGCAATTGCTTTACGGAGTTTTTCGACGTCGTCTTCATCATAATCGTCTGGGTCAGTTTCAAGGTCTTTGTCGTCGCAGACATCCTCAAGTTCTTCGAAGTCCATTTCGGCAAGTTCTTCACCGGTCAGTTCTTCCTCTTCTTCTTCCTCTTCGGAATCATCCTCATCATCATCATCATCATCTTCCTCATCGTCATCATCCGATTCCTCTTCTTCTTCTTCCTCGGAATCTTCCTCATCGTCATCATCCGATTCCTCTTCTTCTTCTTCCTCGTCATCGGATTCAGAACCAAAAAGGTCTTCGGCTTCTTCGGCAGAAAGCATGATAGGAGCAGGGATAATCTTTACTGAGCCGTCTTCGTACTTAATGATGATTGCACCATTGATTTCTGTTCTGGAAACTTCTTTCAGTTCCACTTCTTTTTTCTTCTTAGCCATTTTCGTAATGTTTAAGTTGGTTAATAATTTATTTATATCACTCTGTTATAAGTTTCTTTACCAGTATGGATTTCTGAGTATACCCAGATTTTAATAATTCCTCCTGAGCAATATTGAATTGTTTTATCTCATCTAGAGTTGTCTTTAATTCTAATTGAGATTCAATTGTTATTGCCTGAGAGGCAAGTTCCTTGTCACCTTGATAAGTGACTATCTTAAACTTCTTACCTGCAAATGGGTTTGCTGGTTGATGTGCTGTGATTTTAAAACCTTCGTTATTATTCATTGCTATATTTAATTTTAGTTATCCCAGGAATACCCACCTTCCCAAATACTTCGGTATAGGATTTGTATTTCCCTTTTATCATTGTTTTATAGTTATCGGATAATCGAATTGGGTAGACCCATATTTGATTTTCTATCATCATATTTGTCATTATATAAGCATAAGACCTTCTAAGTTTAATACTCTCTAATGAAACAAACCCTTGAAATAATAGAGATTTCTTAATAAACCTTTCTTTAGGCAAATACCCTAAAAATTTAAGTGATGCCTCATCGAATATTTCAAGCATATCCCTTTGTGCTTTGATAAATAGTACCTTTTGTATTGGGATGTTCATCTTCTTTCTTAAATATAAAGCCAATGAACTTACCAATGGAGGATACTGCAGGAATAACAGATTGAATTTATTTTTCTCCTCTTGACTCAGCCTGTTGTAAATCCTGTAGGATAGCAAGATTGATTTGTAATCTCTTTTGCCTTGTATACTTGGGAGATATGCCTTGCCGTTGTCCATAGAGTTTGATTGAGTACCTTTCATTGAATTCCTTTTTTCCTTTAGACTTAAAGACTCGGTGCATTTGTACCATAAATCTTCTTCGTCGGTGTTTATCTATGTGATATTCATCGGGCATTATGAACTTCCTTGCTTTTACGAATTTACCCTTAAACCAGAATTTAGTACTACCCTTTTTAAGAAGTTTACCATTCATATCGGATAATTCTCTAATGCCTTGTTTTATAAGTTTCCTCCCAGATATTATATGGATATATTGAAGAACATCTACACCATAAAGATAAACTAAGGTAACCTTTACTTGGTGTCTAGTAAAATATGGTATACCGGTTAGATGTTTCCTATATAATTTCTTTTCAGTAACAATCTTATTGGTAGTATCTGGTCTCCAAGTCCATATATAATATCTATCTGGTCGTATGGGTCCGTTGTTACTTTCCTTTAGTTTTACCATTTATATTCCTCTTTGCCATTCTATACCAAAGATTGATAGATTTCTCATTTGCTTCGGGGAATTTCTTTTTCATTCTCCGAATAACTCTATCAAGTTCAAAACCTTTTGCAGTTAATTCGAATACATAAGATTTCTTTGTACCCTTGATAAGATTAAATTCATCCCTCTCTCTTGGTGGTTTCTTTTCTCGAGGTTTCTTTATCCCAGGAACTCGTTTGGTTCTTCTTTGCCCATTTTCCCCTTCTTCTCCGAGAAACCCAAGCCTTAATCTGGAATTTCTTAATGGGTCATCTTTCGAATACCCAATATTTTCTAATTGCTTATCCATCCAATCGTCATATTTATCAATTAACGATTTATCTGGCTTTTCTTCTGATACATTGATATAATGTAATAAGTCAAATACCCCAGCAGAACAAGCATCAGGGAAAGGCATCCCTAATATGATAGCCTTTCTCTTTAAATCCTTATAAGTCATGTTTCTCCCAGAAGCACCAAGGAAATTTGATTTCTCCTTGGATGGAGCTTTCATGTCTTTTCTACTCTTTTTTGCCATATCATTAATATTTTAAGTATTCATTTATTTTCTTTGCAAATATAAGAATAAATAATTTAATCTTATCTTATTTCTCTATTTATTTTTATAAAAATCCGAGGTTTTTGCTCGGTTCGCAGCAGTGGATTTAGGTTTTTTATGCTTTCTCTTGATATGTGTGTTATAAGCCATATCCAATTTCTTAATATTGAATTCTATGTTGTTCACTTGATTATAGTTTACTGCTCTTTCCACACAGCAACGGTACTCTGGCCAGAATTTTTGTCCAAGCTTAACAGATTCGGTTTTAATCATGAACTTAGATACCATAAAACCAAAGGTATCAGCATCATCTTTAGTTTTAAATACATACATGTAGAATCTACTAAATTCATCTACTACTTCATCCAAAGGTCTTACTGGTAACAATAGATAACCATCGGTATATAGGTCCTCAGATATTAAAGCTACCCAATACTTTTTCTTTCCTGGTTTTACTTTATACCTAAACCTTTCCTTGAGTTTAGTGTGCATCCAATCCGGTACTCTATTAAGAAGATACTTGATATATATCTTATCCTTCTTATTCGACCGCCTTTTAAATGCAGATGGCTGTTGTAGCATCCTTGGAAGTATTCTAAAGTTATTCCACCTATCAAATTCAAGAATTAATCTTAGAGTGTCTATGTCCCATTCATCATCAGACTCCTTTAACCTCTTCATGTTTCTCTCTATATTTTTAGAGTTTACCTTTGGGAGTAATTGAGCTGAGTCTCCTGTGAATAAGCTTGCTTCTTTTCTTTTTAATCGTTTCTCTAAACATCCCTCCATATAATCTTGGAAATTCCTCTCACAGGGGCAATCTGGTCGAAAAATAGAAGTGTGTTTCTCAAAAAAATCCGAGAATAGCCTAAAGAATTTCTCTGACCGTTCCCGGATTTCAAGATACTTGTAATGAGATAACTTTAAAATTTCACCAGCTTCCCATGAAGATTTACTTTCTGATAGTTGAAGGAATAATGATTGTTGTTCTTTATCAATTAAACAACTCCAGGCTTTTTGTTGAGCTTCGTTCATAATATTAAATTCTCCTATATCTCATCATACTATCAATTGCTTCATTGGTTATCTGATTAGGGTCATATTCCCCAGAATTAGCATAAAGCTTATCTGGGTCATGATTTAAATATACACTATAGATAACGTTGTCAAAAGGTAACCATACTTCCATTCTTCCCATTTCAGGGTATATAAGAACTTTTACTCTTTTACAAAGATGGTCAACCTCTAATACTGTAGCATCTACTCCCTCATAAGGATAACCCCGTAATACTAAGTAATCTCCAGGCTTTACATTGACTAAATCATCTACTGAAAACTTCTTATTCTCTCTAGCAATACGTTTAAATCGCCTTACTTCTTTTCTACTACAAGTAGCCACTAAAGAGAAATCATCAAAGTCTTCTGCATTGTCAATCCTTACCTTTTTCTTTCTTGGGTGCATTGTCTCGGTATTACGTAACCAAGTTCTGATACCAGATATATTCCTACGTAACTTATTAAGAAAGGGCCTTGAGAATGCTAATTTAGTGGGCATTCTCATAAAACCATAATTGAATAATACTGGTACTTCTTCGAATACCATCTTACCCTTTGTGGTTTTTCTTAATACGTTTACCATAGGAATAATTGCCTTGATTTGGTCATACCCCTTTTCTTTGAGTTCTTTATTGATTTTATCACAGTACTTCCTTTCAAGGTAAAATATACAATATGAGTATGGGGTATGCTTCTTCATAGGTTACCGGTTTTTAAGAATTAACTTAGCTTGTTTATGTACTAACTTATAGTTTACATTCTTCAATATATCACTAGCCATGAATACATAAAGAATCTCATCTATCTTTGGTACATCAATTACCATAATATTGGCTTTATCGAATATTGGTTTATAGAATACAGAAGATAAATCCTTTCCAACTACAAAGAAAAATTCTTCTGATGGCATTGAATTATATCTCATACAGAGTATGGGAACTTTATTTGCTCTTTTTGCATCCTTAGAAGCTTGTTCCCAGAATTTCAATATATCGCATCCCTTATTACCTAAGAGTAGATGTTCAAACTTAATCTCTTTATAATTCTTGCATTCGATAGATATCTTACATCTATGAGCATGCCTTTCATCAGTACAGGTTAAATCGGAAGTGGAGTCCTTGTTTGAATGCCAAGCTCCACTCCCTGCTCTATTCCTTTCAAATTTGTACCCGGTCCATTTCGTAAAAAACCCGGCAATTTTTCTTTCGAATCGATTTCCTTTATTCTTAGAGTTCATAATATAATGGTGTATTGTATTTTATATACCATTATAGCCTCAACTCCCAAAGAATTTCTTAATTACAAGCTCTAGTTTCTCTGAGGGTATATCAAAAGAAACCTTCTGATAGTCTTTTCTCTTTACTAAAGTAATTCGAGACTTACTGATATTTCTGATTATACTTTTATTTCTAGTACTTCTCCCATCTCTTGACATTTGTTCCATATTCTCTTTATGAGTTCCCCAATATAAATTCTTATAATAATCATGGGTTGAATTATTATCTATATGGCAAACTTCAGGTTTATTCTCAGGATTGGGAATCCAAGCCATAGCTACTAATCTATACCTATATACTTTGACTCTAATATTCTTGGAATCGTATAGCCAACAATAATACCTATTGAACCTATGGTTCAAGTAACATTTTATAACTTTCCCATCTGATAATCTGATTATCTTACCTCTTTTAGAAACCCTATAATTTGGGTAATCAGTTAAATTACTCTTTTTCATAATTTAAAGTAATTGGTACCTACTCAGGCCTTGGGTCTTTTCCACTTGCAGAATTTTGGTATTACCAAGAGGAAGTGAATCTAAGTGGGTTATCAAGAATAGAGTTTTCTCTTTGAATATGTGACGTATTAGTGAAGTAACTACTTCTACATTATCTGAACTTAAAGATTCGAATACCTCATCGAGAAATGCTAAGTTAATACCCTTAGAAGCAGTAAGAGCTTCATTCATTGCAAATGCCATTGCAACATTACATAATTGTTTTTCTCCACCGCTAAGTTCATCATAATCAATTATTTGCCCATCCCTTTCAATAAGAGTAACAAATTCTTTTCTAGCAGTGCCCAAATCAATATTAAATTCAATCCTAAATCCCAATACATCTGAATACTTATCAAGGCATTTATTTAAGAACTCAAGGGATGAATCAAATAGATAAGCCTTAATCCCATTATTACCCAATGGGTCATTAATTAACCAGTTATAATTCTCTAACTCTAACTCTTTATTGTGAAAGTCTTCATCAACCTTCCGTAAATTCTTCCTAATCTCCTTAAGTTTTTGTTTATACTTTGGAGACATGACCTTAAGCTTTTCTTGCTTGAGCTTAGCCAGGTCTTCGTCAATAGAATCAATATCGGAAGCAATATCATCACAGTCTGATTTTAATTTCTTATACCTATCATTTACACTACTAAGTTCTTCCAACCTCTCTAAAGCCTCTTGATACTCTTTATCATATTTGTCAAGGTCAGAAAACGCTTTATATATTGATTTAGCATCACGTAACGCACGTTTGTAGTGACCGGCTTCTAACTGTATTACCAATTCTTTGATTACTTTCTTAAGGGGTACATTCGATAAATTCTTTGCATCTTTTATCTTACCCCTCAAATCAAGGATTAGTTCATTTTGTTTTTTAATCTTTATCTGAAGCGAAGCATCTACTTCATCTTTAATCTGTTTTTGTTTTTCAATCAGTAACTTAGTTAGCTTCTCCCTATCCTGTTTTAGTTCTTTCCTCTCTTCCCTAATCTTTTGTTTGAATGATTTCTCCCTATCTCTCATATCAAAGTAAGCCTCTTTATTAGCCTCTAATTCTTTCTTCAGCATTTGAGACTCATGCTCTACTTCGTTTATCTGAGATATAAGGTTATTCTTATCTTGCAATGCAATGCCCTTAGCAAGGTTTAAGAACTCTAAATCAAATACTTCTTCGAATATCTTTTTCTTATCTGAATTAGACTCTTGTATAAGCCTCCTTATACCCTGGCCAAACATAATTGAATTCATGAACAAAGTATACGATAACCCTATTTCTCTATTTATGGCATCTTGTATCTTACCTTTCCCTTTTATATCAATTACATCGCCATCCTTGATAAATATAAGTCTGTCTTTACCTTTAGCCCCATCATCGAGTACTCCTTCATATTTTTGACACCTTAGTATCTTATAAGTATGTGAGTCTTTTTGGAAGTATACTTGTACCTTTGTACCTTTATAATCTTTAGGTCTTACTTGTTTCCAGGTATTTACCTCAGAAACTCCCTTTAGATTCTTCCCATATATTGCCCATACCAAAGCTGAAAGGATAGTGGATTTCCCTTTGCCATTCGGAGCTTTGATTAGTATGGTACATTGAGTATTCAATAACAAATGTAGGGATTCTATTGAACAGAATCCCTCTGCATCCATACTTAGAAATGTTAACATGATTCAGCTTTTTTAAGTGTTTCAATTAAAAGATTGGTTTTAACCTCATCTTTTATACCTTTCTCTTTTAAGTATCTCTTTGCTAGAGTTTTCTTAGAAACTTGCTTAGTAATCTTATGATTTATATTTACTTGAATACTAGTTTTCTTGGGTAAAATGGTATAATAATTGCCATCATCATTAATTTCATCTTCGGATTCAACATCTACGAATTTTGGGAATCCTTTCAGTTCTATAAATTCCATAGATAAATCCGAATAAAGTTTCCAATATCCCAGTTTACAATCTTTATCGGTTCTTCTTTGTTGTAAAGGAGCACCAATCATATAAACCTTCTTTGATAATCTTTGTGGTTTGTGTATATGACCACAAATAATTAAATCAAACCTATTCAGTACATTCAGATTTAGATTTTCTACTGAATCAATTTCTCTGCCATCCGTATCTTTTGCTCCAGGATAATCAGTATGAAGCATAAGGATATTATCAGCATTCTTATCAAGCTTTATATTTTTCAGATATTCAGATAAACCTACATTGTGATCTATGTAGGGTATACCGTATACTACTGCATTCATACCCAGACATCTTTTACTATAATCTAGGTTCACTATCCCAAATTGTTCTAAGAACTTAACCCATGAAAAAGGTTTATTACCTATAAAGCTAACTTTCTTTAAGTCGTGGTTTCCTGATATAGAGAATATCTCTACCTGGTTTTCTCTTAACTCTAGTTCTTTGAATTTCTCATAAGTCAATTCCATAAGATCCTGATCCATGGTTTCTGGCTTATGAAAGAAATCCCCACAGAATAATGCTGGGCAATTATACTCCTTACATTTCTCTTGTATAATCGACAAAACCCTGAAATGATTCAGGGTTCTTTTATTGTCTTCATTAAACTTAGCCCATAAATTTAGGTGTAAATCCGAGAAAACTATTGCTATTACTTGTTTCTTCATATTAATCCAATCTTGACATTATCATGTGTATTCTGTCGTAGAAATCTAATTGAGGTACTACTAATATATCTATTTTATTTGAGATATTCCACTGAGTTAACAGGTTACCCATTATATCTGACATCTGAACCTGATAATATCTATTTATGATTCTCTTCTTATTGTCTTCCATTGGCCATTCTTTCATATTGTACATACTCAAGGGAAGGTATATTAATAAATCACATTGTTGAACTGTAAGATCTTTGCATATATCTAAGAAAGCATCTACTTCACATTCGGGGATATTAGTAGATTGTTTATATATGAAATAAGCTGCTAAATCTACATAACTACGGTCTGTTACAAAAGTTTCTTTATCCTTGAAAAGCTTATTTCTCAGATTCAACAATTGATAATCCTTGTTTATTAGTTCTCCACATTCTTGGTGTAAAAACTCAGCATGGTGCATCTCTTTTGTATCTGGCATTAAATCTGACATACTACCAGATATAAAGGGTATACCATATTTGGTTTCTATGAACTTTGCCAAAGTGGTTTTTCCTATTCCACTTGGCCCTACAAACATAATTCTTCTCATGATAACAAATCTTTAAATGGTTTTATAAATTCATTTGTCAAGAAAGATGCTAAAGAGTATTCGATACATACTTTCTTGAATTTCTCATATTTAAACTCCCTTTTTGTTTTTAAGGGCAATTCCTTCAAAGGGTTATGTCTTACAAACCAGAAAAGGTCAATCAATTGATCATTCCTTTTCCAAATCTGAAGATATTCTTTGTTCTTACTGTGAGCAATGAATTTTTCAATCCTACCTTCATCAAGGATTTTCCTTGCTTTTACTGGACCTATTCCTGGGAACCCTGGGATATCATCGGAAGTATCCCCAACCATTGCAAGGTACTCTACCGTTTCATGAGAATGATAACCGAATAATTCTTTGCAGTTATCCATTCTTATCATCTCATCTTTTCTGGGATTATATATCCTCAGGTTATTTGATAGCAACTGGTTAAAGTCTTTATCCGATGATATAAGTATCATTTTCTCGGATTGGAATTTTTTAATTGCAAGGTATGCTAAGAAGTCATCTCCTTCATATACTGTAGATTTCTTTTTATCGAAGATATAATTAATTCTTAGCATACCCAGCATTTTCATTATAATTGCCTTTTGCTTTTGCAATGATTCGTAATCTACAGATATATTTTTTCTATGTCCCTTGTAATTGGGCAATAACTTCGTCCTTACTGGTGAATGACCATTATCGAATGAAATATAAACCTCATCCGGTTCGAACCTTGTAAGATACATATGTAGAGATTTGAAAAATCCGAATATTGCCCCACTCGGTTTGCCATCGGTAGATTTAAGTTTTTCGAACTTATGAAAAGACTGATGGAGAATATTCTCTCCATCAATCAGTAATATTGTTTTCTTGCTCATCGTCCAAAATCTAATTCATAAAGTGAAACTTCTTGAATCTTTTCCTCTCCAAGATATACATCTAAATAATTCTCTGGTTGTCTATAAGCATCTAGATACCTAACCCTAGATTCCATTCTCAAATTTTTCTTAAGGTACTCTTTAATTACTTTCTCTATACCTTCTACCTCTTTCTTATTCATCGTCTTCCTCCTCCTCTTCTGAATCTGAATAGTTTTCATATTCTACACCATCGACTGGGAATAGATTTGTTTCTATTTTCTCCAGTTGCTTTTTAGTAGTACCTATGGTATTTACTCCGGCTTTCCGTAAAAGTTTTCTACGAAGTTCATCGTCTTCTTCCAAAAGCTTTTGGAATTTCTCTTCCCCTCTTGCAAGAGTTTTACCTTTCAATTTATACCCACCAGTAGTTTTTTCGATTACATCGGTATCTACCAATACATCTTCTAAAGCATAGCATCTGTCAAACCCGACTTCGTGGAATTTAGGATTGAAATATACAGGGCATTTGCTGATTGTAGGTCGAGGAGGAGCAACTTTATTTTTAATAAGTCTGATAGTGACAAGTTTCCCAGCTTTCCTTTCTTTCCCATTTTGTTTAATGGTAACAGACCTTCCTGAATAGAAAGCAGCTCTGATTGAAGCGTAGAACTTAAGTGCTGCACCTCCTGTAGTTGTTGTGTTATCTTTTCCAAATCCGACATTCAAAGCAGTTCTTAATTGGTTAATATATATCTGAGATACTCCCAGTTTGTAGAATAATTCACTTCTGATACGGAAGTATTTATAAAGAGCCTTTGCTCTACCTCCCATTTCGGCTTTACCATCAACCATCTTAGCATCAATATTATCCGTACAGTCGGTTGCTGCAATAGAATCGATTACCAGAAGTATCGGTTCATTGTGGGTTAATTGAGAACGTAAATATATTGCTAAGTCTGCTACTACATCTGCAATATATTCAATACGAGTATCATTAACAATGGTTACTTTTGCAGGGTCTACTCCATTAATCTCTGCCCAGGAGTTCATCCAGGATTGTTCTGCATCTACCCATATTACATGACCACCAAGTTGTTGAGTAGCATAAGCAAAGTTATAAGCTACCAAGGATTTACCAGATGATTCTTCTCCAGCAATCTCTACAATTTTACCATAAGGAATACCCTTACCGAATAAGTAGTTCAAAGCAAAGAAAGTAGATGGTATATATAAATCGGTATCAGTTACTTCTGAAGCTAATTTAATCATACTCCCATATTTCTTTGCCATCTCATTTGCTGTTGGTACTTTTAAACCAACCTTAGATTTCTTTGCCATAATGTAATGTCTTTAAACTAAAGAAGGTGATAACAGAACGAATCTAATTACCACCTTCGAATGAAACCATATTACTAACCCTTAAATATCCGATTTGTATTTTCTTTTCTTTTTCTTAGGTTCATCATCTTCCATGTAATGGTCTTTGTGAACTCCCTTTTTCTTTTTCTTCTTGGATTTATCATCCTCATCATCATCTCCATGGTCTTCATTTAGATACCGTGAAAGCAAATCTTCCAACTCATCATAGGATTTTATTTGAGAACGAACTATCCCCTCAAGGTCAATTGTACCCTGATATTTCTTGTCCAATTTAGTTGGTTTGCAAGCACGGGCAGAATAAGTAGTATCTAGTTTACCAGACCCGGAACGAATTACCTTGATATCGTATCCAGTTTTTGGATCTGTCATATCACCTGCCTCATCTTCATCAAGGTAAAGGTCAATGATATCCTGGTATACTGAGCGAGGAACTAAAACTCCCTTATCTTTGCCTTCGTAATCTACCTTACTACCCTTTTCATCTGAGTAAATGATACCACCGATAACATATCTTCTTCTTGGTACCAGGTTCTTGGCAAGTTCCTTGTCATCTTCATCCTTGGAGTTTTTCAATTCTTGGTATTTCTCCATGAATGGGCAAGGTTCATCAAAAGTAGCCGGAGATATAACTCCTCCCAAATTGCCACCCAGGTAGAATTGAATAATTTCGATACCCAATTCTTGGTCATCACCCGGAGATTTAATTCTCATCCTCAGAGTTCCCTCTTTTGGATATACTAACCCACTACCATTTCCCTTGGATTCTAGCTGTTTCTTTCTAGCTAGCATCTTTTCTTTTGTAGAAAGTCCCTCTGATGAAACTTTCTTTTTCTTCTTGTCTTTTATCATAATGATTAGTTTTAATTATTCGGTTCTGAGTAAACTACTTCGTTCATACTCAATACGGTAAGAACGTTTTTCTCTAAAAGTTGTTTGAGAGCAGGAGATAGTTTGTCCGTTTCGAATTCAAGTTCTTTACCTGCATACAAACCATAGGTAACTATTCTACCTACAGCAACCAATTCTCGGTAGGTTTTGTATTCTTCAGTAATTTCTCCACTCTTTACTACAACCCCTTTACGAGGAACTCCCTCTTTTACTTGTTCAGGGATAATCAAACCAGATTTAGTTTGGTTTACCTCCTTGGGAGATAAAATAAGTACCCGGTTTTCTGTTGGACATCCGGGTAATTCTTGATTAAATTTCTCAGCTACAAGAGGTGAGATAAATGTCATTGAATAATTCATATTCTAATACTGTTTTTAAAAGTTAGTAATTGTTTATAGTTCAATGGGTTAACCTTTTCTTAGGTTCGCATTAATAGTTCTTAATATATTTTCGCGTGACTCATAGCACTTACATATAGTTATGAACTTATTTGCTTTTTCTACAGCTTTCAAATACCTCTCATTGATAGAAGAGTATTTCTTGTTAAGGTTTGCCTTATGAGATACGTATTCATTATTCCATCTTTCATTAGCATCCTTATAATATAACCAAGCATTCGAATAAGCTTCTTCTTTTTCCCTTGCTAGAGTATCTCGTTCTTTTATATACTTATCTCTCAAAGAAGCAAGTACATAATAACTAGAAGGAGATTCTCGTAGCTGAGAGTTAATGATATTCTCATTGATAGATAATTCTTTTTGAATATCAATCTCAATAAGTTTACCTTCAAATTTAACCTTTAGTTTTTTCAGTTCCGTCTTCATAAACTTCTAATAGGTTTTTAAAGTCTTCTTTACTAAATTCGCCTTTACTTATAGCATTAGATACTTGAGCAAAAGCCATTTGATAAGCTAAACTCATACCAGGCAAATTAAGAAGAGATTTATAGATGCTTATCTTATCTACCAAAGCCATTAATCTTAAGTCGCATAAGTTATCAGTACCACCTCTATCGAGTAATGCTAAAAATGCAGCCCAATAAATATGGGTGGCATCTTCATAAGCAAGTTTACCATCCTCATCCGTAGCCATTACTTTAAAAGCCAATCCCTCTAAAGTAGTAAGATTAGTTTGTACTTGAGATAACTGAGTCTTTAATCGATTAAGTAACATCTTTTCTTGTCCACTCAACCTTAGATTAACCCCATCTAAATACTTAAGTAAATTTTCGATAGAATAACCTAAGCAACCTGCAACCATATAAGTAAGGGCAGTTAACTTACTTGCATTATCAATCTCTTTCTGTGTTGCCATAATTCCATAAATTTATATTATTTATATAGACATAGTATCTTCTCTTTTCACTCCTGTAATGGTAGATACTGAATCTGAATGCTTTATATTAGTTTTACAATTAGGACATTGTACTATCCTAAAATAATCCCCAGATTTATTATAAACCCCAAAAGTTTCACTGGTATCATATTCAAATTCGCAATCACATACTGGGCATTTAGCCCTCCATACTGTGGGTCCGTTCAAAATCTTTTTCATAACGTTTTCTTTTCTTAATATATTTATATACTAACATGGGTGATATCCCATACTTCCTAGCAAGTTTTGCTTTTATCATACCAGTATCATACTCATAAAGTAATTGAAGTATATCGGGTCTACTTAACTTTGTATCTGAAAATTTAAACCTACCCTCTCTAATACATTGTTGAGTATTTTCCTTAGCAGTACCCCAATATAAGTTCTTATAATGATTATGAGTTCTTATATTATCCTTATGACATACATACTTATGATTATTTGGGTTTGGTACATATACTAATGCTACTAATTGATGAATGTTATAAGTGTACCTATACCCATTCGTATCCCTAATAGAAACTATAACATATCCGTTATTTTTAATTCGATTAAGGGATAATTTTACCCAACCTTTACCCTTATAATTAGAATATACCTTACCATTCTTGGTAACATGGTAATTAGGGCAACCAATGCAATCTAAGTTTCCCTTTAAAATCTTCCTCATACTGCTTTATCTCTTTACTAAACAATTTAGGATAATCCTTAATGATTACATTCTTATACTTCTTATGTTCTTCCATATACTCCTCTACTGAGAAATCTGGTTGAAGCATCTTATTGTAATCATACCCAGGAATAAAAGGTAATTCTTCTGCCATTGACCTACCAATAGAGAAGTCCATTGACATATCTACATCATCCACTTGAAAACCAAAATATTTCTTAGTACTAGGGTTTCTCAATATATCCCATATTTTAAAAACAGTCCAAGTATTAATATATTCAGGCTTTGAGTAAAAATAGGCTGCATCATGAACAGTTGCTACTTCAAGCATACGTGGTAATTTACCTTGTCTCATTAACCAATAAACAAGAATAGCTCCGAAGTTGGTCATATTTGCTGCAGCACCTTGACATGGGAAATTAAGTCCCAAACGAATAGCATAAGCAACTTCTTGTTTGTCGTTTGAGTATATCTGGGGTAATCTTCTCTTAGTACCAAATAACTGGGTATAATACCCATGCTTACGAAGAAATTTCTCTTGCTTCTCTTTGAACTTAAGTATCTTTGGGTGTTTCTCAAAGAACTCCGCCATTTCTTTATGGGCTTCTTCTTTAGTAACTATAATACCAGCTTTTGGGTCGGATAATTTTACTGCAAGTAAAGCTTCTCCAATACCATAAATCAAACCGAATGCAATTTGCTTAGCTTGTTTTCTTCTAGTCTTCCATAATTTATGGTCAGGATGATTTTCATCTTCGTATATTTTAGAGGCTTCCTCAATTGATACTCCATATTTTGCTGCTGCTATACCCAAGTGAGGGTCAGCTCCCTTTGCAAAAGCATCAAGATATGTTTCATCACCCGATAGATGAGCCATCATTCTTAACTCTGCCTGTGAGTAGTCAAATGCCATATATAAATATCCCGGAGGAGCAACTAATTGTTTCTTGATATTGGGGTCTACCGATGTCTTTGGTATCTGCTGCATATTTGGGTCTGCAGAACTAAACCGATTAGAGTCTGTACCATGTATATTATACCTACCGTGTAATCTAGAATCATCTTGTACCTTTTCCCACCATCCATAAATATAGGTCTTATACATTTTCTCTAACCCTCGTAATTCAAGAAGCTTATCAAGGAATATTGCCTTTGGTGAATCGGGTTTTTTAACTGTTAACCTTAAGTTAGTAAGAGTTTCTTCATCAGTACTTGGTTTACCAGATTCATTATCCTTAATCACATCAAAATGAAAGCCATCTTCTGAATACATCAATGCAGGTAAATCAACTGGGCTACCCAAATTAATGGGCCTTATTAATTCTTGTTCCTTTTTAGTTGTGAATATACCTGCTTTGATATTTGAGATTTTCTGTTCCCTTGATGCAATCTTCCGTTTATCTTTTGGGTCATTATAATCTAACTCTTCAAGTTCGTCTTCAATAGACTGAATATATTTATCAATCTTTTCTTGGTTATACTTCTTTTCGAATTTCTTTACTCTTGGCAAAGCGTATATTGCGTCTCTAGCAGCATCTATTTTTGGTTTATATTCTTCCAAAAGCTTTTTATTGAACTCAGTATCTAGATATAAACCCTCCTTTTCTACCGATGTTAGTACTCGTGAATTACACATGAATAAATTACGGAATACCGAATACATACCTAAATCCACCAACTTCTTCTCAAAGAATATCATTAACCTAAGAGTATAATCTGTATCTTGACACCCATAATGGCAAAGTGGGTCTAATTCTTTTTTATCCCAAGGTATTTTATCAAAAGCATCTTGCTTTTCATAATTACCATACTCTGGTAAATATCTTCTTACCATTGACTTTAAGTCATGAGGTTTTTCCTCATTAAGAACATATTTTGCAAGCATACCATCTAAACAAGTACCTCTATAGAATATTCGATACTTTTGGTTTATCTGGTCATCAAACTTCCAGTTCCATGCAACCTTTACAATGTCATAATTCTCAATTACCTCTTCCCCAAATTTCCTTAGCATCTTTTTCCAATTCCAACCGGGTGAAGTATAATCTTTTGTTTCGAAATGGTCTAAAGGAATGGAAGCACCAAACCCTGGCATCCAGGATACTGAGAGTATAGTTGGCTTAAAACCCTTATTATAAATAGGTTCTGCATTCGTTTCATAGTCACAGCAAGCATAACCCGTAGCTTTACAACAAGCAATAAGTTTCTTAAGCTCTTTCTTGTTCTTTATAATATGATACCGTGTCTCCATATTTTAAAAATAGAAAAAGGGACATACCCACCAGTAGTAGATACATCCCTCATTATTAATATTTCTCTTGTAAGTCTTCCAGATTAGAAGCTAATGCTGTCCAATCTTTCTTATAAGCATGGAGAGAATCAATGGTATGATACAAGTAGCCAGGTTTTACTCCAACCTCTTTAGCTACGTATTCCATAAGTTTCCATGCAAGGTATACATCATTACCAAAGTGAGTAACAAAATCCGAACTTCTTTGGTGATAGCAAATATGTAATACCTTCTCCCCCTTACCATTCTGACGAATAAGAAAATCATAATACATAGAGCAAGGAATACGTTGTCTACCACCATAGTATAAGGTATCATCATGCTCAAATATTGGTATAATTGCTTTTCTTGTATCTGGGTCTCTCTTTAAAAGACGAACTAAATCTTTTATTAATACTTCACCCATTCTCTCATTGTATGTGTAATCGAACATACCCTTTTCATCAAGGAATTGTTCCCATAAATCTTTTCTTAATTTCCAAGCTTCTCCTGGATTTATATCATTAGGGGATATCCTTTCTTGGAACTCTGCATCTGCCCATTCTCTTGAATGAGAGAATACGAATAACCATACCGGGTCTCCCAATGAAGTTAAGCAATATTGTTGGCAAATGAGTTCTTTAGTAATAAAATTCTCATTACCTTTAATGACTTTATTTTGATAGGTCTTTGGTTTTACAAGTTGACCATAACTGTTGAGTTCTCTACCCATTTCGGACATTAACTCAAAACTGTTAGAATATATCCTCATATTATATAAATATTTAACTGTATGACATTGTAGAATTAACCCAGGTCATATGCCAGTAGCGAAATACAAAATTATCAAAATCCTCTACCTCTTTCATTAACAAGGGTATATCTGGTTCTGCACCGTTCTTTTTAATCTCTAAAACTTGGTAATAAAATTTGTTTACTAATCCTATCCGCTTCTGATTTAAAAATTCCCTAGCTTCCATTGTTGTTCTTTTGTTTTAAAAGTTTCTTCTTATAGGCTTTACGTTGAGAGTAAGAAATTACATTCTCGGGATATTCAATATCTTCGTATTCAAGAAGTAATTCTTTTGCTTTCATGGATTTATATGTTTCTTCATATAAATCTGGTCTGAGCACTTTAAAACTTCTAAAGAATACCTTGAATGAAGAGAATTCCTTCTCTGTACCCTTTTGGAATTTCTTCCATATCTCTTTTATTCTCTTATTCCAAGCATTCTCTTCTGCCCCCTTAAGTACCTTCTTCAATGGCTTATGGGTATGATACATTAGAAGTGTCTCCACATTTCCGTACATTTGAGTCGCGAATAGGTTGATTTGTACTGACTGGTCCGGCCCATATACGTACTCTGACATTCGTTGAATTAATAGGAAATCGAATATTAACCTCTTGGTAATCTCCGAAGCCCGAACTACCATTGTAATAACTGGGATGTCTTCCCCGAATCGTTTTGAAAAAGTCGCAGCTATTAGACATTGTTTACCATTATCATGGTGATTGTTGAACATATAAGTTATATTGTAATTCTGATTGTACTTATTTCTCAGTACTCTCAGTTTACTACGCAACAAGTCAAGCTTATTAAAATCTATGTAGTTATTCAATAAGCTAGTCCACTTAGTTTCTTTATAATTGAAACACCGCCCATAATCAAATTCTGGGTCTACCCATGCTTTTCGTATCTTTATAAATACGTTATACACTACTGCTACCCCACTATTAGCCATAGCCCCCTTTCCAAATAAAGCAGGCTCTAATCTTAGGAATCCCTCATTGAGTTTTTCCCATGCCTCTTGTGAAGTAGCAAATTCTAACGAATGGAGGGACTCCTCCGGATTAAGTTGAAGTCCCTCTAATTTCTTATTCCACCCTGACATTAATAATTAGTATTTTGTCTCCATAAATTGAGACGTTGTTTTTTAAAGAATAAACTAAACAATCCGCAAGGAGTAAACCCATTCATGGCTAAAAATCCCATATAGAGATAGAATGACTTTACCAAAGATTCCTGAAAATCTATTTCTTTGGTCATCACTTGAGTTTGTTTCCAGGGTCTACATTTAAGGAAGTTCCTTGCTTTATTAAGTTCATATATTACTTCCCATAAATATAGCTTCTCATTTTCATGAGATATCTCGCTCATTTCATGAAAACCTGGGGTATAAGAAACTATCTTATCATATTCTTCTCTATCTTCTCTTGCCCAATCAGTTGGACTTAGTATAGGGTATTTCCTTACACTTCGATGGTCTGGGTACTTGATGAGTAAGTCTTTGACTCCAATTGCCATTACCTCAAATAAACTCTTGGCATCTTGATATTTTAATATATCTTCTGGCAATATATTAGAATACAAAAGCAAAGTAAAGAAGAATCCCAAGGCATCTGCTTGTTCCTCATTTGCATTTGCTAGATGATTTAATACCTGAGTGTATTCTTCTGAGGTTAAGCAATCATTATTCCATCCATAATCACGATATATAGATACTACTTCATCGGTAGATTCGAATCCTTCGGTTAATTCCTCAATAACCCTACCAATAAAATCCTTTAGGATAACTTGGTTCTTTGGGTTATTTATATCTAAAGGATAATCAGGTAACCTTTCTATCTCTTTATACCCAAAGAATTGTTCTATCCCAAGATCATACATTTCTTGTAGTATCCGTGCCTCAGTTTCTTCTACCTGAGGCACTTGTTCATTTATATTCCTTATGTCCACTATTTTATGTTTTGAGATGAACCAAATCCTTTATCTCCTCTGCTTCCCCACATTTGTGATTCAGTATAAAACTCCTCTTGCTGAATCTCCTCTGGCTCGGTAATATGAATGGGTACATGAATAAATTGTACCAGCTTTTGACCAGCCTCGATAACCTGAATTTCTTGAGAAGTGTTATATATCCCAATATGTATCTCTCCAACATAAGGGGAATCCACTATCTCGGCAGTAAAGATTAACCCTTTCTTAGTAGCTATACCAGATTTGTTTGCTGCCATTAACATAGATGCAGGAGGTTCTAGCAAACCTTTGATACCTGATGGGATAAGTATACGATGACCTGGTTTTAAAGCTATATGCCTTACGAATGATTCACTAAAGGGTATATCCAAATCGTATCCTCCTGAATCAAATTCATTCTTAGAGTGGATATCCTCTGAAGTCAAGTTGGTTGGTACATAAAAATCTAACCCAGCATCATTTGGGTTTGCTCTGTTGGGAGATACTACCTCCCTTACTTTGATAAATCTAAATCTGTTCATAATATATTACATTTACGTAAAAGTTGTCCAAAGGTTAATTTCTCGGGTCTAGAAACATGTACTCCCAATGAATTACACATCCTGATTACATCGGTAGAACCCTCCATACATAAATTAGCAAGTACATCTTCTTGCTTTACAAAATAGTTTGGGTTGTTAAGGTATACCTTGAACATAGCCCATATCATCTCTATTGGTTTCATTATTTAATACACTCTTTATAAAGTTCTCTAATACGTTTTCTAGGTACTTCGAATTTCTCAACAGTTTTGGTAATAATTTCTTTTCTGTCTTTCCCTTTCCGAATCAAGCCTCGGATGTATTTCTTGATACCAACCGTATCTTCTAATACATCCAAATCCTTGTATTGATTCTTCTGTTCTAGCTCTTTCCTTGTGATATTCAAGTTCTGAGACATCTTGAATGCACATAATTCTGAGTCTCCGCATAGCTTACACTCTTTAGTTGATAGGTCATACCCAATACCGAAGCAAACATCACCATTAGTTCCCAACTGAGTTAAATCTATTGGTGTTAAAATATCTTGTTTACTTAAATCGGGTAATTTTTTTGGTTTACTTTTCTTACTCATAGCTTCCCTTTTATTATACGATGTACTGAAGTTTTACTGATCCCCACAGACTTGATTATTTCAGGGATAGAAAAACCCTGAGAATGTAGGGTTAATACCTCAGATTTATAATTAATTATTTTAGATTTTCTTTGTCTACCCTCATTAACCATCTGTTTCATGTTTTGAGATTGGGTTCCCCACTTAAGATTACCTACCCTATTATTCTCTGGATTATTATCCTTGTGCATTACAATAGGATAATTATTAGGATTAGGTAAAAAAGTTAAAGCTACTAACCTATGAACCTTAACTCTGTGTATAATTTTAACAGTATAATAACCATTATGAACTTTGGTAGGAGTAAGTTTAAAAAGAGAATTACCTCTTTTCTTAAGTATATCTCCATCTACAGTTGCATAATAACCAGGATACCCAGGAATTGCCCGTATATATAAATGATACTTAGCCATTATAGGTCTTTTTTTTCGTTTATTTATATAAAAATGTATATTTCACTGTTATCTTCTATGGGAACATAGGAATAACCGATGTTATTAATAAATAGTTCCCTGAGTTTATATAATTCTTGGTATGAATTTCTATCATGGCTCTCTTGACATACTTTGACTACCATACCATTACTCCAGTACAAACAAAAGAAATGAGTAAAGCATTCGGGAGTATTTTGAGAAGTTTCCAAGCTTGATATCCATATCAAATCTCTACAGTTGAATACATGTTTAGGGTTGGGTACCTCTCCCACAACAAGAGACTTAAACGACTTAAACCATTCTTTAATCTTCTTCATCATAAGTGTAATTAAGGTGTTTACAATGGGGACAGACCCATTCTTTTAAATGCCATCCCTTGATTTCTAAATCCTCTTTATGAAAACGTTTCTTACATGAATGGCATTGATAGCCATCCTTAGAAAGTATGAAGTCTAAAGCGAGTATTATTATCATAATAACCACCGCTGTAATTAAAATATATTTCTCCATCACTGAAAGCCTTTAATTTTCTTTTTAGTGTTATTGGGTTTCCTTAAGAGTACCCAGCAATAAATACCTGATGCAGAGATTTGAATTATCTTCCAACCATCTGATAAAAGAGTAGTTAGTTTAGTATCATCTTCATCTCTGATACATATTAGTTTATCATTATTCATAATGCCTATATGCTTATTAATTGTAATCTTCTTTTCCTCCTACGGAGAAAAAGTAAATACTCATAGTACTTCTAGTTAACTCTTAATAAGGCTATGGTTAGGATGTTTCTTCCATAGCTTATCTAACAGTATTACTTTCAATTCTTGTCTCTGATAATATTGCTTTCTATGCTTACCATGCCTATCTAAATAAGGGCCAGGATAATGAAGGTCATCCAGGTATACTTTCTTTTTCGATTTATCGGTTCTTACCAAACGACCAAGAAACTGAATAGATTTTTCCTGACTATCCATGCTTGCTGCATTAAGTAAATACCTAAGCTTAGGAAAGTTTTTACCTCGAGCAATGATTGTAGTTGATACCAGGATATCTATTTTGCCTTCCCTAAAATCCTTCATTATTTGTTGTCTTAACTTAGAAGGAGTATTAACATGCACATAGGCAATATTATAGGCATCGCCCAGTTTCTTTTTAAAGAACTTATATAGATTTTCACAATGTGCAATATGCTTGCATACTACGAGAGCAGGGTATCTGCCTTGATTAAGGTTCCATAGTAATCTATTATAAGCCATTAACCAAGCTGTATAACAATTGGTGATTGAATCATCGTATATTTCCTTATAGGAAATACAATCAGATTCCCAATTACCATACCAGGGTTTACCAGGTACCATCTTTACAACGGTTTTTGTTGAGTAACCCTTTTTGATAGAATCCTTAAGTTTAAACTCGGCAATCACTTTACCAAAGAAACATTCAAGGTTCATATTCTTAACCCTATCCTTAGCAAGCTTACTCATATAAATCGTACCAGATAATCCTATACGAATTCTGGTATTAAATAACCGAGTGATTACATTCTGATATTGCTTACTACCTCCTTGGTCAGCCTCATCTATAAGTACCATATCTATTTGAGATAATTCCTTTTGATAGAATCTCATATTTCTCGAAATAGATTGAACCATACCTATAGTAAAGTTACTCCAGTTTAAAACCTTGCCTTGAACAAAAGTGATATCTTCTCCGGGAAGATATTGCTTAAATTCTTCTCTAGCTTGATTTAACCAATCCGAATCATTAGTTATTAGCAAAGTCTTTAACTGCTTCTTATAGGATAAATATAAAGACGACATGATAAGTGTTTTACCTGCATTAACAGTGTAATCTAATACGCCAATATGAAAAGGTGTATTCCCTATCTTATTATTGATAACTGCCTTAACAGCTTTCTCTTGCTCTGGTCTTAATTTATATTTGCCTATATTCGTAACTACTTTACTGACTTTAGGTAAAGGTTGTCTCATATCTACAACTTTAGGTTTAATCCCCATCTCAATACACATATCGTATACTTTGGGAAGTAAACCTATTTTAAATTGCCCAGTCTTGGTGATGTAATGAATCTTACCGTCCCAATTCTGCATACCTCTTTGCCTTGTACGTAAGTAGAAAGCATTTTGATGTCGAATAGCGAACTCATTATAAAGTTTTTGTGCGAACTTAAGAGGTAAGTCGAGTTCGCACATATTCCCATTCTGTATGATTATCCTACTCATTTGATAATTACCGTTACACCCTTAGTAGATTTATCCATGCCCATTGCTTCCTTAAGAAGTTTGATATGATGTTCCTCATCGGCAATCAATTTCTCAAGGAAATAATTCACATCATCGTAATCTGGACGTTCCTCGTATTGAGCAATTGCTCTTTGGATTTTCTTGTAGTGACCAATAGTTTCTATCTCGGAATTCAAAGCAATCTTTAAAGCTTGTTCCCAAGTAGAACCAATCTCAATCGTAGGATTAATATTCATGGTAGAGTAATCCTCATAAGGATCTGCCTTTTGTAAAAAGTCCGATATCTTATCAAGGTGTCTCATCTCTACCAAACCAATACCCAACATCAATTCTGATATTTCTTCAAATCTAGAAGACTGTTGGGTATACATAATGATGGCACTTAGTTCTGAGAACTTGGCATTCTTCCAAATCACATAGAACATATTAATTATCTCATCAGGCCATGGTTCGATATCCTTAAAATCTGGATAATCCACGGATTGGTCTGAATACTTGAGGACATCTATAAAAGCATTAGCTGCATCCTCTACTCTGTTTCCGAAAAATTGTAAACCTTTCATATCATTTTCTTATTTTATCCCAAAGGGAACCTTCAACTTCTGGTTCACCTTCAAGTAGTTGTTTATTCTTATATTTATATAAATACTTATTGTATCTTTCAATTGCTTTATCCGTATACATTTGTGCAATATCCGGTAACCCATTGCACCATGCAAGAGATTCAAACTGAGCATCGATGAAGGTCTTATAATTCCAGCCCTCCTCTTTTAGGAATTCACCTACCTTTGCAAAGTGTACATACTTCTCGGGTTGATTTTCATAAGACTCATATATACCAGTTGCCTTAGCAATCTTACCTATGAAATAATCATGTATCTCTTTAGTAAGTTCTAAATCTGAATGTTGTAATTCTATCTCAGCATCTATCTGATTAGTAATGTTCTCCTGCATGGATAATAACCTTTGCATAACATTACGATAATCAGTCATCCTCTTTAACCCAGTCTCAATGTATTTAATAAAACCTTCCCGGGTATCAAATTTGAAATCTTCACAAAAGGTATTACATACTTCTGCAAGCTTTTTACAATTTGCCCATTCTCGGGAATTACTCTCATTTATTTTACGAACCCCTCTATGCTTTAACTTTATACGAGTTGCATATAAAATATCGGCAACAAGGGCAGCATCCCCCTTAGATGCTAGTAAAATGTTAGAAACTTTCTTAGTATTCTTATTGTTAGAAACTAAGACTGCTCTATGATTTATTGCCTCCTTTCGAGCAATAACAAAAAAAGCCTCAACTGGGAAATTATCTACCTCTAAGGTATTTAATATTTCCTCAAACTGAGACTTAGTTATATGGATAGATGGTTCACGCATAAATATATTATTTTATAATATAATAGGAAATCCTTACTCCAAAGAGTTTCTGATTTGAATCAGTTCTTGATAACTTTGATACCTTGTTTGATATACTAGCTTAAGTGTTTGTTTCTTCCCCAAATCATTTACATCAAAACCCTCTGGAAGAAATACTACCTTGACTTTTTTATAAGCTACTAATTTAAGTGCGAGATTAACAGCATAAGACCTGGCATCTGGGTCTAAAAGGATAATATATCTTTGGCATTGGGATTTAAGTAGTTCATTGACTTGGTACTGACTAATAGCTTTGCCCATTGTGGCAATTGCTCTATCCCCAATTGTGAGAGCATTAAGTGCTCCTTCGCAAATGAATACCGACCGATACATCTCCAATGCGTCATGATTAAAGATGATAAATTGTTTTCCCAAACCGGTGATGTCTTTGTCTGGGTTATTATATCTGGGTCCTTTTCCGATAACATTTCGAGCATTGTAATACCTAAGTTGTCCTCGATAATAAAACGGGATGATAAGGTACCCATATGTCGTACCCATTGTTCCATATCCGATACCACATCTTGAAAACTTCTCGAGGTTAAAGCCGCGTTTCTTGATATATCCACGAATGCTTTTTGCAAGTTGGCTGTCTCCGAGCGAAATATTTCTAAATCCATCTGGGAGATATACGGGCTTACTTTCGGCAAGTTCGATTTTCTCTTCCTTAAACTGTAGTTCATCAAATTGTCCATTGTTCAAAAAATTAATTAGTTCATGGTACTCAGTAAATCCTTCTATGTCCATTATTAGTTGAGCAGGAGAAGGATGGGCATTACATCTAAAACAATTGGTTCTATACATAGAAAGGTTAACTCCCAACTTCTGTTCTCTCCCGCAATATGGGCAAGTGGGAATGCGTAACCATCCGTGCTTATAATCGAATGCTCCCAATCGTTTAATAAAGTATGTCCTTAGTCTAGATTTAAACTGGTTTGTTATTTTCATATCTTTTCTTCCCGCATATATTACAGTAATACTCTACATGACGTTTCTCATAATACTGGGCTTTCCTTCTCCCGCCTTTCTTAGAAAAAATTGCCCTACGAGGTCTCTGTTTAAACTCAGTCCAATGAACTGCTGCCCATTCATGATAACCCAACTTACATCTAAATGTCCCCAGTAGTTCTTTCCCTTTTCTTAGAATCCGCATCCGGGTTAGTATTCTTTTTAAATTGTTCATCCAACTTACTACCATATACTTCATCATATTGTTTACGTTGTTCCCTTGTAAATTCCGTACATCTTTGCCTTTCGACATCGCATTTGAATAATGCTCTACCGGAAGGAAGACCATCCCTTTGTACTACTATCTCAGCTCGAAGGATATTATCTTTTTCTTCTTGCTCAGTAGAGTTAAGACCCATGATAACCTGGGCATTACGAATGATTGCAATTGAACCAGATATATCATTCTCATCATACCGAGTAAGCCTATGCTTTTTACCTTCACGAGTAATGTGATGAGCAGTCCATATAATGTCTAAATGTAATTCCTCTGCCAGATTCTGAAGGTCTACATATACATTAGATATTCTTTCAAAATCTTCCCTATCCCCCGCTATTGATGCAAGTTTACCAGCGTAGTCAACCATAAGAACTTTAATATCAATCCCTTGATTACGAAGCTGAATTATCTTCTCTCTTATATAAGTGGTATTAGTAATCATCGCTGGTACACGCTCAACTACTAATTCAACTCCAAACCTTGCAAGTTTCCTTAAATGCTTTGCCTCAAGTTTATCATATTCACCCGAGTATAATTCCTTCTTGGTTTTATTAATACTGGATTGAATGAAACGGTCCATGATCTGTTCTTGACCATTTTCCGTATCAATATATAATACTGACTTCTTCATTCTGAGATAACCTCTTGCAAGGTTTACCATAAAGAAGGTTTTCTTTGCCTTGGGTTTATCTAGTATCACATTAACAGAATGCTCTGGATAACCTCCTGCATTAGTTAGTTCATTTAATTGCCTAAATGGGCAAGGTATAACTGAAGGTTCTGATTGTCTTCTAAACTGTCTCTCAGTAATATCCCGAATCATATATAAGGGTTCATCCTCTTTCTTAGGTTTACTTTTCTGAAGTACCTTTTCAATCTTCCTCGAATATTCTTCGTATTGTTCGAAATTATCCAAATCGAAAGAATCATTTAAGTTCTTCATCTCAACATAGGTAGAGAACTGATATATCTTTTCTTTTATGTAATCAGAATCCGATAGTGGTATATGATAGAGATTACTTATTAGTTTATTGATATTAGGTATATCATCCTTAGTTACCAAATCCACATAGGTTTTGGATTCTAGTAACTCTTTTAATACTTCCTTTAAGATATTCTCGGAGGGCATTCTGCCTTGCTTCTTAAAATATTTTGATATACCTTCGAAGATAAGGGAGTGTTCTATGAGAACCAGGTAATTAGATTTAATCCTTTTTAGGACTAAGCCTCCTTCCTTATCTCTTAAAACAAACCGGAGTATCTCTAACTGAAAATCCGGAGTGAAACTGAATTTGATTTTGTCTTTAAACTTCTTCATATCTATATTGCAATATTATATAAACTAATAGATTTTGATAGTACCGAGATAGTTCTGAGCATGTTGACATCTATCTAGAAACTACTAATCCACTACCTTAAGCTCCAGATTATTTAATATTATTATTTTATATAAGAAAAAATACTTATATTTGCACAACGAATATTTAATAACATGGGAAAAAGTAAAGGAAATAATGGCTCAGAGCTTCATAGATTAAAACCTATGCAGGAATATGATGAAGCTACATTCAATAGACTTTATAAAGTCTGTAAGCCAGTAATCAGAAATCTTACCCGTCAGATTGATTATAAACGGTTTAATCTTACACCGGATATTATCCAATCTTATTTCTGGGATAAGATGTTATTTGTTTTCAACAAATACTATGGTGAATGTACTGAAGAACATCTTAAAGCAAGAATCCTTGCATCACTTAGTACATTCAAAAATAAATTGCTTCGTTCTGCATACGGAGAACAAGCCGAGTATAATCAAAGTCTCTTTAAACTCGATGACTTATTTGATAATGATAAGGAATTAGAGGATGATAGTGAAGAAGAGAAAGCTAAATCAGAAATGCTCGATATGATGTATACCTATATGAAGGATAAGCTTTCACCTGATGCCTATCTTTTATTTGAGGTATTAATTACTCCTCCACCCTTTATCAAGGAAAGACTTGGGAATAGTACCCGTATTACTAATATAATGCTTATAGAATTTTTCGAAATGCCTAAGACAAATGACTCCATGAGATATATTTCAGAACTTAGGCAAGACATACAATATTGGGAAGACCGGGCTAAAGAAGAACTTAAATACTAAACACAAAAGAAAAGGGACGTTTCCCAACGTCCCTTTCCCAATTGATTTTTACTATGCAAAACACAGATTGTAAACGAATGTTTACTCTTAAACAATACAAATAGTACACATGAGTTTTAATACTACTAAATAACTAATAACAACTTTATGATGATATTTTTTGGATATATCGTAATGTAATAGTCGGTGGCAATTTTTCAATATCCAAAGTTTCTACAGAAGTTTCTTGTAAGAAAGATTCCCCTAATAGGTTCCAGCTTACTACGATAGCACCATCTTGAATACCCTTGGTAGGAGTTCCTCTACCGAAATCTCCATTCAATCCTGTCTCCCTATTAAAGAAAGATTGAGGACGAACGTTCTCCCAGTTATTGGCATCATCTTGTTTACCTTTAGATACACCAAGAGCATGCCTATGCTTAGGAAGGTCATCACCTTTAATAGAGATTAAGAAATTACCCTTAGTTGGTGTATAGTAATCTCCAACATTCTGTAACATTACTTCATCCCCAATTTGAACACCTCCAGCTTGGTAACCAATAACTATTCTACCAGCTGCCTTAGTATATTCTGCCCAACCATCGGGTATTACATCGGTTTCCCAAAGAATAATAGAACCGATTGGTAAGTTAGCAGTACTCAGAGATTCAGAGAATTCTTTTCTGATAGCCTCAATTTGACTATCAATGTATTGCTTGATATTTAACTTAGTACCCGATTCATCTACTACTGGAAAGCCTGAATTTATATGTTCTACTCTTTTCACTGATTCTTTCATCATACTCTGGGCAGCAGTAGTATAAGGGATTTCTTGGAACTTACCCTGATAGGGTACGATAGCAAAGTTCTCATTTCGTTTAGTCATTGCATCAGTACCCTTACCATATACTCCGATAAGAACAACGGAAGTTTTATTATTAGAGTAATAAGGGCAAGCACTCTCTACCATCTCTAGAAGATTGCTATAGGTCATATCGTAATTAGAATATACATCATTATTAATGATATCCGGTGTACGATTCTCTTCGGCAATCGGATAATAAATATCCAGAGACTTTTTAAACAAGGTGTAGAAGCTTTCGGAAGATTCATTCCAATAAGCTACGAAGTCTACTGGATTATCTACAGGTTCGGAGATAGTAGTGTGTACTGCAAAGAGTAATACCTCTTCCGTTGAACCTTGGGTACCTTGGATGTTCTCAATGGTAATAGTTTGTTCATCAGATATAAATACATACCCATCCCTTGAAATACACCCAAAGTTTACATCTGGCAATTCTCCATCTTCTGAAGCCTTTGCCATATACCTTGCCATAATCCTATCCTTGATTACATTGGTATACTTACTTCCAGCAACTCCCTGAGGAGATACCACTAACTTGTTACCATTTATGGTAGCTGAGCCAAATCCACAGAATGGTCCTAAACCAGAAGGAGCAGCAATTGCCTCTGCTGCTTCCTTTGATTTAATAATACCTTCATACTTAAAGTACGTCTTCATTGTCCTTAGTATTTTTAAATTGATTTTTCTGTTCTGACATATCTTTAAATGCTTCACCTACATCCTTGAACTTGAGGGTTAACAATTTAAAGAGTATTCTCCATATACTGTACCGTTTCTTAATACCATGTATTTCACAGATGTGTCCATATATACTATCTACTTCGAAACAGTAGCATATTACCATAACCGTTATTGATACCACTATTGGGTTCATCCCATAGGGTTCCCCAATAGCTTTACCAAGTACAGCACCAAGTAGAACATAACAGATATAATCTACTATTTTGTTTAGAGTTCTTCTTCCAGCTCTAGATTTTCGAATTTCGATTTTCTGTAACCTACTTGCAGATAACCCAAACCATAAGTCTGATAGGATTAGAATTATTGCAAGAATTATCATCCATCTCAAATCATACAAGATTTGTGTACACTCTCCCAATATACCCACAGTGAATGTCTTGAATAAAGACTGAGTTGTGGTCTCTGTTATTCTATCGATTGTTGAATTTATCTTTATCATTGTTCTACTATTTGCCAAGATTGATTACTGTAAGTTGTAATGGTAAATGTTTTCTCTGAGAGGTCATCATGTTCCCATTCTAACTTTTGAGGACTAACACTTAAAAGGTCTGCATCTACTACGGTGAACTTAGTTCTCTTAGAAGTATCTGCCACTGATTCGAATATATACTCTCCAGCTTGTGCAGTTACAAATTCATAACCAGCACCACCTGCGTCATAAGTAGTTACTTTACCAACTTCCCTTATTCGACTATCGAAATCAGGTTTATTAGAAGTACACTTGATTAAAGTAGATACTTGTTTAACATTCCCCTTTAGTTCTGCATAAGTAGGAGTACAAGAAATCTCGATGATTGTAGGATAATCTTCCAGTATTACTTGACATCTTAATGAAGAACCATCATCTGCCACAAAGGTATAAGTCCCAGCTTTGGTAAGAACAATTTCCTCATCAAGGTTATAGGTTTCCCCGTTCTCATCACAGGTAGCAGTACCACTTACATTGACCCCATTTTTCATTTCCTCAAGATGGAACTTACAAGCAGACTTCTCATCCAGTAATTGGTATACTGCATAAGTATCATCTATCTGGTCTTCTGGTAATGCCCAGTTGGGTTCTTTCCAATGACTGTCTGTAGCATCCGAAGGTACTATCTTTAATTTATTCTGATATACTACTGGAGAATTATTAACTACCAAAGTAGTCTTAGCAGTAGGGTAAGCTACAGACTGGAAGGTATAAGTCCCTGCCCTATTTGCAGTATATACATAGCCATTCTGAGCATTAAAGGTTTCCCCAGTTTCAATTACCCTTACTCTATAATCACCCCCATTACCAGAAATACGTTGTATCTTTACTGTAGCTTTTGCAGAGCCATTGAATAATGTAACTGTTGGTGGGCTAACCGTAATTCTATATACTGCAGTCTTACCAGATACTACTTCGAATATACCTACACCTTCATCGGTTTCCCTTTTATCCAGTGTACATTTAAACTTATAAGTACCATAACTATTAGCAGTAAACTTATCACCGTTCTTAAACAACTTAGTATCACCAATTAGCCTACAATATAGTTCACCAGTAAATGATTCTGGGTAATTCGATTCGATGGTAAGAGTGGTAGTAGCATCCTTGATACTTTGCTTATCCCCAACTCTAAATTCAGAAGGTGTACATCTTACCTTATATGTAATCTCTTCTCGAGTTACAACAAAGGAAGTTTGCTTTACTGGGAACTCTACAATCTCAAAGATGTAGGTACCAGGCTCTGAAAATTCCCAAGTTGAGCCAGAGACTTTCACTATATCAGTACCGGATAATCGTACATTACAGGTTTTCACGGTACCCTTATAGGATACGTTTGCCCTTACTACTGTACTTACTTTTAGGTTAGTAGGAGTTATCTTTCCAGTAATAGGGTCACAAGTAATAGAATATACTCGATTATAAGATTCTTGATTAACCGTGATTTGAGTTACCTTAGTAGGGTCTCCCACACTTCTAAAATAATAAGTACCTGCTCTGGGTATATTAAAAATGGAACCACTTTCGTGTTTAGTGTAACCCCAATTTATATTATCACTGGATATCTGATATCTTAGGTCGGCATTTATCCAATCTGAAGTTACAGTTACCTTTACCGGTACTTCATATACCTCTGAAGTAATAAGATTGGGTTGGTCCGGATTTACTAACTCAGCTTTAATTGTATACCCATCATTTACGGTAAACCCATATTGAATATCGAAAGATACATGATAGGGTATGAATCTTTTAAAGAAAGCCTCTACGGCTTCTCTAAATTTTCTGAAAGCTGCCGAGTTCGAAGTATATCCATGACCGGTAAGTCTAAAGGTTACCGGTATACATTGAGAACAATCGAAAGTATTATCATAGGTATACTTATCGTCATAATGGTAATACTGGTCAAAGTGCGGATTACCTTTTACCCAACCATCATAACTATCAGCCTTTGCAGGGTCAGTTACTACGCAGGTTAACCCATACAGCCTCATCATTATTTCGAAGAACTCAGAGGTACCTCTTATTTTAAAAAGAGATATCGAATACTTCAATATGTTTCTTACTTGAGTACTGGTTAATGTAAGGGGTCCTTCCTTTGGGATTATCCAAAGCTTAGATAACTCTTGGAGTTTATCATCGGAGTAGAACCCATTAAAGTACTCTGCCCATTTCTGTGCATCTATAGTGTTCCCATAAGCAAAGGGCATTTCTCCGAGGAATTGCCAAAGGAAATTGAGATACATATCCGGAGCCTTATCTATATCGATAATGTCCAAGATATTCTCAATATCCTTTGTAATGTAATCTTCAAAATGCTCTCCACAAATTTCTAGAAACCTCTCTAAGATGCCTTTGCCATTTACCTTATAGGTATCTTGAGCTTTATACTCGAATGGCAAAAAGTCGATTAGATTTTTGAGGTTTATCATTATACAATTTCTTTTACGGTTAAAGTCAATTGTGAAGCGTTTTCGAATACTGGTAAATTAAAACCGGGGTCTTCATAGTCATGGTTAGGTTCTGATACCGTAATAGAATATCTGTAACCAGACTGATAGCTATTGTTCTGAATATCCAAAGAGAAGTCAAAACCATTAGCCTTATCTATTACCTGTATAGAATTACCTACAGTACCAGTAGCCATATACCCATTTGATACAGAACGTACAGTAAAAGTAGTTGATGAATTGAAGGTAATATAGTAAGTCATAGACCCTTTAGCCTTATTCAATTTAAACTGACCCAAGTTCAATTCTTTATTACCATAGATGGTAGTAGGCCAAGGTTTAATATAGAATTTAGTAAGGTAAAGGTAATTTACTGTTGATAAGTTATCTATTAAGGCATAGATATCTGATAACCTTACGCTTCCACCTATCTGAGCTTGCTCTGGAGAATAGGCATTGTATAATGCTGTAAGAATTTGAGTTTGTATCTCTGCAGTCTTATAAGACTTCTTACCAGTAACTTCCATCTCTAGAATAATCTGAACCTTGCCTGCAGATTTAACCTTCAACCAAGTAGTCATAGGAGCCCTTTGGGATAATAAATTATATACCCTATTAATTAATTCAGAAGAAGCAACTGCTCCACCATCTGGGCTAATATATACGGTAAGCTTTCTACCGCATTCATAATCGGCTTTAGCTTTGTTTACCCCATCAACTAACATAGCTAAACTTTCGAAATCCTCTTTGGTAATTGCTACTCCCAAAGTCTTTACACTCAAAGGTATATGTTCTTTGAGCATTGTAAAGTTTTCATAGTTTGAACCACCTCCGGCATCGTAAGCATTACTTACGGTAGCATCAGTAATTGAAGAAGAAATTACTGAAGGTACAGAAGTAATAGTATTACTCTTTACATTACCCTGAGTACCATTGGTTAAGTAGAATACCACATTGGTTATTTTTGCTCCTGCTGCAGGCTTCTTACCAAAGGTACCATCCCCAAACATTATATAAGGATTGAGTGCCTCATCTACGGAAACCATAAAGTGTTTGTCTGTAGGTTTGGATTTTGCAAATGTATCTACTAATACCCAAGTTTCCCCACCTATCTGTAATGACATAGAGCCTTGTTCGTAATACTTACCATTTGGTAGAGTACCCAGATGAATTATAACTCTATCTCCAGTGGGTATTACCATATTATTGAGAACGCTTGCAGTATACTTTTCATGTTGTATAATTGGTACTTTACAAGTGGTTACATTTGAATACCAAGTTACGTCTCTGGCAGATAACCAAGAATTACCACTAGAATCTGTAAATAAAGTTCCTTGAGGTATAGTTAATTTAGCTCCGATAGAATTACCAGTAATACTTCTGGATAAGATTACATCTACTGTAGCAGCAATTGCTGCTCGAGCATGATAATCTACCAAAGCCCCATGTTTAACTACCGAATCATACCTTCTTGCCGTAGATAGGAAAGTTTCCCTTGCCATATTATCTACATAGTAGTGAAGTACTTCGGCAATTGCCGCAAACAATGAGAGGATGATAATTAAGATGTTCCCCTCCGAATAATCCGTTATGAGTTTCTGACCTTGAGGGTCTTTGAGTCCCATAAGGGATTCAACCAGCTTGGCCTTAATCTGTTGATAAGACCTCTGGTATGGGTTAAGCCATTTATTTGTGATTCCCATATTATTGTGTATTTAATGAATTATCCGACCGGTCATAGGTGATATCGAGGTACTGACTAGAATTTGTTCCATTTACTACATAGGTTACTTCTATGTGTATTTTTGCATCAACTCTAGTAACTGTGATATTTTGGAAGGTTATCCTTTGTTCCCAAGCACCTATGGCTTGTTTTAAAAACTCTTTAATTATAAAACTTAGGGCTTGTGAGTTTGGTTCCTCAATACATTGCCATAGTTTACTACCAAAGTTTTCCTGTCGAAATCTCTGGCCTATCATGTAATATAATATCGAACTTATATTATCTCTGATAAGTTTAAAATCCCCATTTACTGGGTACCAACCTCTTTCACCCTTTTCATTAGTTGTAAGTTGGATAGGGTAAGTTACACCTATACCAACTAAGTCTGTAAAGTAATTCTTTTCCATTAGTGTATGCAGGTTTTATCCTCATAATCGTCTACAACGAATTGTGAGAAAGGTTTAATTACTTGAGTTAAAGTTGGACCCGAAGAACCTGGTCCAGTAGTTACACCTGAGTGTACATGAGAATTGAACATACTACGAAGTTGTTCTAGTTCTTTAATGGTTTGGTTTAATTTTTCGGTTAATTGAAAAATATTGATTACTCCGCCATTTTCTCCAGTATTAAGTATCACGGAATCACCAGAAGATACATTGATATCCCCTTCGGCATTTATTACTATCTCTTTCTCCGAACGAACATTTACAGGTCCATTGAAATGTAAATTGAGTTCTCCGTTATCATCATTTATTACTATTAAGTTTCCTTCGGGAGTAACTATCCCCATTTTATTGGAACCATCCAGAGGTTGGGGTATTTGACTCATTCCCCAACCATGGTATTCCCAGAGAGGTTTAGTTGGGTCCCCAAATTCAAAAGTAACAAATACCGTATCTCCCACTTTAGGGGCTAAGAATTTGAAACCAGAACTAATTGAACCATGTTGTCCTTTAGGATATGCCCAAGCAAATACTCCACCCATTACCTCTGGAACACATACCTTTACTCTATTCATATGTTTCTCTACATCGTCATTATCAATAACAATGCCTCGATAAACAGAGTAATACCGACCAAGACCCTCTAAGCCTTCGTCGGTTATTATCTTTGCTGTTTCGTAACTCATACCCTTATTTTTCTACATAGATTTGACTTGCTATTCGCTTATGCCTTTTAGCTATGTCTCGATATACTCGATTAGCTATGGCCATATAATTAAACTTAACTCCATAGTCTTCAGGCACTTGAATTTGTTTAACTGATACCTTGCCCGGGATTAACTTACCCTTAGAGGTAACTGTATTACCTGTAGATAATACTATACCCTCTGCCAAGGCTTGAGGATTATCGGCATTTACTTCAGTATAATAAGCCTTCTTTCGAATAAACTCAGCTTGACCCTTGATATCAATTATGTCCCCCTTATCATTCAAGAAATGCTCATTGTAATATACCTTCTCATTATAAGTAAAGTTAAGATTAAGATTCTGAGAAGTACTTAGGGCTTTTTTATCTTGTCCCCTTTTAGTTTTAGCATTAGCTTTAGCATCATTAGCTACGATGTTTTGAGTAGATAAATCAGTTTTAGAAGTTACAGAGCCAGACTTGGAATTGTTCTTTACTAATTCCATATTAGTTATATACCCTTGACCGGCATCCATAGAATGAGTACACTGTTTTATATACCAAAGCCCTGACCAACGTTTCCCTACATTATCTATTCGGATTATTTGGGAAGTTGCTAGCATAGGTCTACCCACTACCTGAAGTTGACATACTAATCTTTTCTCAGTTTGCTTTAAGCCTCCATTAGCATTGGCATTAGCTGCCCAAGCATACTTATCAGCACCACCATATCTACTGAATAGGTTATGGTAGAGTTTATAAATCGGAACTTTAAGGTTTACCCTTTTCATATGTCTTACCTTAACCCTCTTACCATATTGACCTTGACCATAACCCTTAGTAGTATCAACTTCCATATCGGATAATACTTCAGTATAGGGGTCTTTCTTTAAAGCTTCGAAACCTCTCTCTGAAGCAGGTAATACTCCAGCTTGAAAATTGATACCAGAAGCTATACCCGCTCCTGCTTGTTTAGAGGTATAACCCTCTGGGTCATAATCTAAGGGGTCTACATACTCTTCTACCATAAATTCCATACCATCTTCATCTTCGAAAAGATACATTTCGCATTCTAATAGCTTCTTAAGATTAGCTTCTAACTCTTTACCATTTTTAGAATTTTTTAGTACTTGCTTAAGGGCATTCTTCTTATCATCAGGTAACTCGTTGGCTGCTTGATTAATGGTAGCTCGTACTTCTTCGGTAGACATTTCATCAAATCTCCTTTGCTTACCTGCTTCATAAGCACCTACTGGACCCACTGCTTCATACTCTTCTACTCTCTTTTTATATTCTGCAGTTTTTTCCATGTTATACTGAAGCTGAGTGTCCCAAGCATCCATTACCTCTGTAGGAGTAGTAGGATGACTTCTATAATCTTCAAACCCATTGCCAGTAATATTAGACACCATAAGGTTATCTACCTGAGCCACAGGAGGTCTTAAAGCTAATGGAGGTTTATCCTCTGGCTCATTTATATTAGTTGATAATACCGATAAATCTTTACTATCTGGGTCTAGAGATGGAGCTAATACTGCTTTAACTCTTTTAGTTATTTTCTGAGTAGCAAAAGATACTCTAAGTACTTCCCCATTCTCTCCTTGATATGTATAAGTACATACCGGTTCTTCATGGAATTTCCGATTATGTATATAGATAACACCATCCCTTGAATCCACATACCATGGCCCATTAGTATACCCTTTCATCTTCTGTTCTAATTGAACTAAGACGTTCTTGCCCACTAATCCAAAGTCACTATCAATTAAAGCTTTCAAGTCTTCTGGCATAGCTACTTCTGCTACTCCACTGTATTTGTTAGCATAGAGTACTTTACCAGTAGTAGTACGGGTATTTTCTGTGGGTACTTGTAGTGACTCGTATACTTTATTACTTATTATCTGTTGTTCCATTACTGAAATATTTCTATGATTACACCAGTAGCATTCCCACAACCATTGTCTAAATAGGTAGATAATTTATAACCTTCCATGTCCGAATGAACATAAGCAGGCTGATATCTTAAATCCCCTGAAGAATCAATGCACTTAATAGTTACATGAGTACCTGTAGAATCAAATACGGCTTCGAATTCCCTTACCTTAATTATTTTTATGGGCCCAGATATAAATTGACCATCTGGGTATATATATCCCCACTGAAGACAAATATTTTGGTTCTCTTGAATCTCAGCAATGTCTACAGTATCTGGATTACCCGTATCGAAAGTAATGGTAGCCAAGTTTTCTTTCTCTTCATCGTATCTATAACTCCAGGTACTTATATACGCTCCAAGGGGTATACCTGTAATGGGATTCATTATAGGCATACCTCCAAAATTGAAAAGGGCCAAATATGGTTGGCCCATTCCATTATATAATATAGGTTTCTGTTTAGCTGCCATAAGTCGGTATTCTTATTAGAGTTCCCATTTCTAATTCCTTAAAAGGATTCAGTATCTTATTAGCTTCAGCTATAATGTACCACTTACCAGAATCACCATAGTACCTGAAAGCAATGTTCTGCAGAGTTTCCCCATCTTTAACGGTATGTTGAATATCGTTAGAGGATTCCGGTACTACTGGAGGTTTAGCCTCTAAGGAATAATCCCCATCGTTATACTTCAGAGCATAGGCATTATTATATGGGCTAGCTCCCTTTAGGTATTGGTTAACATCAATCATATTTAATACCTCCTGTCTTTTTAAGTGAATCGGAATTTATAAAATCTCCATAGGATAAGTTATATGCACTTACTCTCTTGAAAATCAATTCTTGAGTTGCTGCTGCAGGCAATAACCTACCATTACCAAAAGTAGCTGGCTTTCCGGGTATCCTTATTCGATAACCGTTCTGAAAGTTCTTCAGAGTATAAGTTGCTGAGGTAAGGATATAATTGTGGTTATCGAATATACCAGAATCCCCCCACTCAATCTTAACAATCGGAGGAGCAGCCTGGTAACCATTAGATTTAGACCATGCCTCTAATAACCTACATTTATTGATTACCTCTTCTGGATTTTCTGGGTCATTACAGTACCAAGACACATTGAATTGAATAATGTCTTCAGCTCCAGTAAAGTGATACATTGGTACATTGCGACCCATTGATTTAATGGTGGCCCATGTGGTTTCTCCTCTAAAATCTATTTCTGGAGGTCTATTCTGTAAGGTAATGTATTGAGTGGGGTTAACAGTCATGTTATATATCCTTACTTCATTCTGATATATAACATCTGCTTTAGCCTCGAAGTTTCTGTAATTAGTAGTATTCTTATTCCCCTTTGCTGGGTCTACTCCTTCACCTTCTTCTAACCTTGGGAATTGTAATTCCATTCTCCATTTAGCCTGGAGTTGTTTATTTAGAATAGGGTTCTTAGACGATATTTGAGCTTCTCCGATTACTCCATTGGGAGTATAGAGTTTACCCTTTTGAGCATCATCTTTGGGAAGAGTAGAAAGAGTTCGATTGAGTAATATCCGAGCTCTCCATAGTTTATTTAATGGACCCGTAAGAACACCTGCTGTATCTCTTGTAAGGTCATTGTACTTTTCAACAACCTTACCTGCTGCTTTATTTAATACTCTAGCCATAGTGTTTTAGTTTTATATTCCCATTACAAATGCAGCTCCAGTAAAATCTTGTTGAGAACCTGGAGCATAATCTCCAACTGCTTGACCATCTACTGAGATATTGATACGAGAATCTCTCATACCTTCTTTAATAGCTAACCTAACAGCATTAATAAATCTCTCTTCATTCTGGGCTCTAATGGTAGTTGAGTCTTCTTTCTCTTTATTCTGAGCTTCAGTATTCCTATCTACTGAATTACTAAGGTAACTAATACCCTCGATTAATAAAGGAAGACCTACAGTAATTGCTAATCCCCAAGGTCCACCGAGTAATCCCATAAGTCTACCACCTACTGAAGCTAGCCCTTTTATAGCACCTTGCTTAACTACTTGACTACCTACTTGAGCTCCTGCACCAGCTAAAGCCCCGCCAGCTAAATTACCCGCCATAGTAGTTGCTAATGGTACTCCAGGATTTGGTGTCTTAACATATCTTCCGGTTTTAGTGTTATAAAATCTACCAGCAGAATTCATACCAATACCGCTTGACATCATTTGGAGTTGAACCATGGTTCTCATAAGGTTAACCATCCTTACCATGTGTGCTTCCATAATGGCAAACTGAGTATTAGTTTTTATTGCTGCAGCAGACATACCTTCAGTAGAAGCAGTAGCAATAGTCTGTAAATACCCAACAGACCTAATAATACCTCTTACAGTATTAAACCCTGCAACTATAGTACCCACTACTACTGCAGTAGCTCCTATCCTAAGACCAAAACCTCCAACCCAAGTTTCTGAGATAGAATTAATTACTTTGATTATAGAGTTACCCACATTTAGTACTGGGGTAAAGATTCTACCCAAAGCCGCACCTGCCGTAACGGTTAAGTTCTCTATACTTGATTCGAATTGGTCAATTACACCTGCATCAGTTTTAAGACGTTCTTCATTGAGTCGATTTACTGCCCCAATGTTTTGGTCATAAGTAGCAAGTATCTTACCCATCTTATCTCTACCAGAAGCAATATCCCTAAGTACGGGGAGCATACCACGATTACCACGAACTCCAAAGATATTGAAGAAAGTTGGTGTTTCAATTCGTGAAGGTAAATCTACTGCAGCCTTAGCAAACTTCTGATAGATAGTGTAAAGGTCTATAAGGTTACCTTGAGCATCGAAGAATTCATCGGGACTTAAGCCCAGGTCTGCTAAAGCGTTATAGCCTTTCTTTTTTTGATTAACAAGAGAGAGTTGTAAGTAACGAATCATATTGGCCAGTGAGGTACCTGCCATAGAACCCTGTATACCCATATCACCCAATACACCAATAGCAGCAGCCGTTTGCCGAAGGTCTACTCCAGCAGTTGCCATATCTGCTCCTGCATAAGATATGGACTGGGCTAAGTCTGTCAAAGATATATTTGCATTAGTAACTGCAGTATATAAGTCATCGGTTACTCTAGCGGCTTCTCCCATTGGGATTTGGTACATTGACAGGATATTAGTTATCAAGTCAGCTACACCACCTTTCTGTCCCACTGGCATAGTAAAGATTGAAGCCAGCTTAGATGCTGGCCCAATCATTTCTTTAATAGCATCGAATTTATTACCTGCCATAGCCAGGTATCTTTGTCCTGATGCAACATCCGAAGCCGTAAGAGGAGTTATCTCATTGACATCCTTTGCCAATTGTAACATCTCCCTTTGTTCTGCAATGGTAGCACCAGCAATTTTCGAAGCAGTCCAAACTTCATTCTGAACACCCGCAGAGTATTTATAGGCCCTTGCCATTCCCCCTACGAGCTGCATTCCGAAGTCCATTGTATTAGAAGCTGACATCTGTATACCCCTATTCCAGGTATTCATATCATTCATCATTGTTCTGAATGACCCAGATATCTTGCCAGCTTCTTGAGAGAATCGGTCTTTTAAAACCATGGCAACACCGACCTCTACTATACTCCTACTGGTATTCATAATTTATTTTCTTTTCTTTAATTGTTTATAATATTGCTCGGCCATTTCCTTGAATATTTTCCTTATTCGATACGGAAGACGTAAAAAGCCGAAATAGTCTAAGGCTATCTCGGCTCTGGTGATATAAACAAAATCACTCTCTAACATTACTCTTCCGTCAGGTAGAAAAAATTCGGTGCCCAAACTATAGGATAAGTTCTTTCCTCTCCAGTGGTTGGATTAGTGATGTGAGACTCGCCTTTGAAAATTGGGTCCATAGATAAGATATACTTTCTCATCTCAGCCATATCCTTTGCAGTAAATGGGGTAAAGTTTTCTACCTTTTCCCAACTACCATCAACCTCTAAGTAAAGGTTCCGACAAAGAAGAGGAGCATTCTTAGTTTGCTTATCCAATGGCAACTTCATGAAATCTTGTTCCCCCTTACCCGTCATACAATCGAATTTAATCTTCTTGCCAGAGGAGAGAACATATTCATGGTTTATCAATCTAACTCCTTCTGGATAGTAAGGGATAGCATCGGGCTTTTGATTCAAATCATCCTCAGTTGGAGCAGTACCGTAATCAAAAAGGAACTCATGAAGGTCTTGGCCATAAGTAACTTTACCTCCATTCTCTTTGCCCCAATCATATTCAAATTCTACCTCATCCCCCAAAGAGAAGATACGAGAATTAAAGATAATAGCATAGCGGTCATTAACCGGTAAGTTAAGGGCATCATCTATGGTTAATTTCCCATTGGGTGTAGCCGTAGTTCTAATTACAATTGCTGCAATGAACTTGGTAAGGTTCATCAAAGTCTTCATGTCTGAAAGGTTACTGAGGATATCCTCATCAGCACCATTCTGTTCTCTGATTTCATATTCGTAACCAGAGGGTCCGGTAAATCTAAATGTTCTAAATTCCATAACTGTTATTTTTAATGTTTACATATGTTCATAGTACTCCTTATAACAACAAGAAAGGGGTGAGCTCCTATCACAGGAATCCCACCCCTCCACCGAATCTTAGTGAAAATAGACTAAGGAATTAGTATTTATCTGCAGTACCAACTGAGAACTCTATGGACTCAATGGTATTCTCTGAAGCCATTCTGTCCAAGTCTAAGCCGGTAATCTTACATGGCCATACCTCTTCGAAGACATGGGTATTAAGAACTGAGACTCCATCTTCGGCAAGTTCGTTTACAATTGCCGTTTCCCAGTATTGGCTTGGTACTAAACCACCACCAACTATGTGGTCCTGGCAAGAGTATAGCCAATCATGAAGCCATGTATCGGAACCTGCAGTAGTCATAAGTTTCTCTACGATAAGATTACCTATAGTAACCCTACCTGCAGTTTTAACGTCTCTATTGACGTCCCCATGAGCAACCTGGTCAATCTCAATATCAGGCAAAGTACAACTTTGGAATAGATAAGTATTGATAGGGTGTTTGGGGAACATGATACTCCACAAGAATTTCTTCCGTGGATTTTTTACTTTTGCTCCCATCGTTATATGTTTATAGGTTATTACTTGTTTCTACGATTGATACAGATTTGGATGCCGCATCAATTACAATCTCCATAGTTACTTCTTGCATAGGAACTACATCCTTATACTTAAGGATAGCACGGTACTTACCTTGACGGGCATCTGCCTCGGTATTAATTGAAAGGTCATCCCAAGAAGTTGCATCTTGGTCACCCATCCAGGTATACTCGGTCATGGCATCTTCATCTACCAATGAATCCAGTGTAGGTTTAACCTCCAACCAGATTCTCTTCCAAGTACTCCAAACGTTTGGTTCTTCGATATATTTGTTGAGTACCGGGCGAAGGAACTTCTTCAGGTAAAGGTTCAGTCTTACGATTGAAAGGAATCTTTCAGAATCCTGTTTCACTTGAGAAGAGAAGCAATGCCATAGCATGGTTTGCTTACCTGCATCTGGAGTATCTTTGATTACCATCTCATTGATATAATTCTGAGCAAGAGTGTTCAGTTCGTTATATCGAGAAGGAGAACCATAGTTGGGGCATACTGGACCAACTGCATCTCCAATAACCCCTCGGTTCATACCAGCAAAGGATTTCCAAGGACCATATTGAGTAGCAGAGGCATCTCCCAAACCAACAATAGTACCCACTACATCGGAATCCTGAAGATTACCGTTTTCGTTGTAGTACTTAAGTCCACCACCAAAGTAGGCAATGTACTTAGAGTTACCTACAGTACCAAGGCAAGTCTGTACCCAAGTTACCTGAGCTTTGTAATCTCTTGCCTGAGTACCTTGAGTATAATGGGTTAAATGTTTGGGAACTTCGATATACAGTACCCATTCCATCAATTCCTTTGCCATATCTGCAGCAGCCTTATATACCTTGAGTACATCTGAATCGGTAGTAAGGTGTTGAGAGATATGTGAAATAAATAATTGGTAGAAGTCGGTGTAATCTTTTACCAAATCCAAGGAAGTAATCCATTCTTCGGCAGTTGGAGTGGAACCTGCACTACCGATAGTACCATTAAACAGTTTCTCTGTTTCGGAGGGTGCAGCATCTCCCACGGTAATAGTGATAGCATTCTTAGTACCATCAATATCATCGGTAAGCCACTTAATTAGGTTTTCAAAAGAGGAACCTGCAGTAATTACCGGCTTAATATATTCCGAGTTCTTAGCAAATGCACTAAGAGCAAGGTAATCTACCGAAGTGTTATTGTTATCATCGGCAGTTTTGTAGGTTATTACTGGTCCCTGTTCAAGTACTTGCCCATTAGCTGAATATATTTTATAATACAAGGTATTAGCTTGCTTATAAAAACCAACCTGGAAAGTATTTGCACTACCAATTGGATCTCCATATCCCTTGGTTACTAATCCAAAACTATAAGTAGTACTACCAGATTTTAAAGTAATCAAAGCAGAGGGTTTAGCTGGGTCAGTTACAGCAGAAGCAACTGAGATTTCATCTTCTGAATCTTTAGCTTTTCTTGCCGCAGCCGGAGAAGCAGTTACTGTACCTTGAGTAGCTCCTTTGCCAAGTACTCGAATAACACGAAGCTTAGAACCACCTTGCAAAGCCTTTTCGATATTTGATACAGAACCATCGGGTACAATTTCAGAACCATAGATTCTTTGGAACTGAGGGAATGTAGAGATGATTTCTGAGGGGTCATCGTATGGACCTTTAGTAGTTCTAGCCAATACACAAGAAACTCCTAACATGGGAGTAGTTTGAAGAACATTGTTGTTCTTAAACTTAAAATCAACATGAGGTGAAGTTGGCATAATTCTATTGTGATTAAAGTTAATTACTCGTTTAATTTATACCCTAGAGTATTGTACCTATACCTTAGGTACTTTTAACTCTAGCATCTCATTTTCGTTTTGTTCTAACAATCCAATAAGAACCGATATATCCTTGATAGGTGTAAGAGTACCTTCTCCCAAAGCTTTTTCTGGAAGAATACCGTCCTTACATACATAGGTGTATACCTTCTCAAGTATACCATGCTCTACATCTGGATGGTCATAATAATTACCAATCTCAATGAATAGGTTTCCGGTGGGAGCAAGCCTGCCCTTTTCCCATTCCTCTAAATCATTGAAGTAGGGTCTCACGTATCCTCTAGCAGGTAAGCCAGTATATAAGATTGTATGTAGCAATCTCATATCTGCTTGTGTTTGAGAAACCAGATGTACATCTATGGTAATATCCTTAGTTTCATAAGGAAACTCTGAAGCTTGGTAATTACCATCCTCAAGTTTATCACCAATGATGTATTTATTCACACCAATATCTCCAGCATAATAACCCTGTAGTTCTATGGTTATTCTTGGGAGAGTCTTTGGGCCTTTTACTTGATTATTCCCTATACCAAAAAGTGGTATAAACTTCTTCATACCTTTGATTGCCTCTTGAAATCTTTTTTCGTTTTCTTGAGACAAAGGTAAGAAGTCTTCTGGGTTTAAGGTAAGACCCATTTCCAACATTGTACTAAGTAGAGAGATATAAAAAGTTCTTTCTACTATTTCTTCTGAGTTTACCATTAAAGTCCTAATCTAATATTTAATTGAACACTTTGATTGCCATTGTCATTAATATACCCATTATAAGTTACCTGAATACCTCCAAAACCACTCATTATGGTTTGTAAATGACCAACACAATTTAATTCACTAACCCATTGAGTAGCAATATTTGAAGGATAATCGGTAAGCCATACTTTAAAGGGTATTGGTTCAAAACCAATACCTCCAGGGAATTGACCCTCTATTGTCTTACTTATATCGGTTATCTTAAATTGTTTTATAAATTTAGCAACTTGAATACCGTTGATAAGGTAGTACTGATAACCCTTTACATTACTAATCTGAGCAGTACTAGTATTTTGACCAAGATTTGGGAAGGGTATATTCGGGGTTGGTTCAAAGCCATACTTAGTAGTTCTAGTACCTGGAGATTGAGTTATATTTAAAACTATCTCAGTGTTAGGTTCTTGCTGTGAGATAATCTTAACTATAGCAGTTCTTTCCAAGGGGTCATAGTTACTGGGGTTATGTTCTTGATTAGTAGATTTAGTTTTGATAGTAAGCTTACCTGCGGCATTAGCTTCTCCAATTTCTTGGGTTACCTCTAACCAATCTGAGGAGCTTTCAACTTTCCAATCTACAGCACGATATTCATCTTGAGGCTTATTATCGATAAACTTCTGTTGGTAACTGTATACACCTATTTCTAGGGTCTCACCCCTTTTAGTACCATCGAAAGTATGGGAAGTAGTTTCTGGAGTGATACTAAAATAAGTTCCCCAGGTCTCTACTATTTTAGGAGCGGCCTTTTGTACCAGAGTTACTTCCCTTTCTACACCCTGAACTACTACCTTGAGAACCTGCTCTTTTATATTATTCATGTCTTCGTTTACTGCCTTAGGCTTTACCCTAATAGTTGCAGTACCAGTTCCGGATAAGGATGATATTTCGAAATCTGCTGCCATTATATAACCCTCCTTATTTCTTTTCTAATTTCATTACGTATTTCCTTTTGTAAGGCAGCTTTTCCACCAGCAGCCTTAAATGCAGGATTCCAAAGAGGACGAGGTGGTAAATTACCATCTCTACTACCATACTCTAACATGATAGCTATCTGATTCAAAGTCTTTCTTGAAGTCTTACCCGTATAGGTAATCTTCTTGATTCCAATTGGCAATCCGACGAAAGTTCTTTTCTTACCTTTTACCAAAGTAACTGAACGAGCATATTGCCCCGTAAGATTTAACATGGTATGGTCCCCATATTTCTTTATGGTACCAGGAGCATGTGGTGGCCATGATACTCCTGAACCTCTTGGGGGAACACCCGTATTCAAACTTCGTCTTACTATACGAAGAAGTTGATTACCAAACTTTTCTGTACCCTTCGCATAGCCTTTGGTTAAGATACTTGGAGTTTTGGCAATCAAACTTTCTGCACGAGCTTGTTCTCGTTTATCTACGTATATTTCTAGAGGGCCAACTGGAGTCGATAGTGTAATATTAACCGACTTACTTGGCATAATTCTTACTGTTGTTTAGGTTTATCCAATCCCAGCTCCTGAGCAATTCTCTGTAACAGAGTCTCTTGAGTGGATATTCGTTGGTCCATGTATTGACAGAACTCCTCAAACCCTGGAGCAGGTTTACTTGGAGCAGAAGGTGATTGGTTAATTGAATTGAGAATGTTATCGCATTCAGAAACAATTGCCTCAAACTTTGGTCGATTGTTAAGTATATTCAAGGCATTATGTTTCTGCATAGTAACCTCATTAATTATATTCACTACATCGGTAGTATAATATACACCATTATAAATACCTTCATCAGATTGTGATGGCAAGTATATGGTGAGTTGTGATACCGAATCTTGGATTACCAATTCGACACTGTTAACAAAGCCGTCTTTAGCACCAGAGGCCATTGGTTTACTTTCTCCTACCTTTACGATTCTTGCTGTATCAAAAATAGGATAACCAGACCGTCTGTCTTTTTCTAATGTGAAAATCATTTCACCTTTCTGTACCTTTTTGGAAAATCAATGTTCTTTCGTCCATAATCATCTTTTATTAATTAAGTTTAAACCAAATGAAACTGCACCTGGATTCCTTTGCATGAAGTCTACCAGGTTTAAGAATTGATAGTATCCAAATTGATTTATGAGTACCTGAGCTTTGTTTGCTACTTCTTGTGCAATCTCTATATTGGGAGCAGGTAGAGCTAATTGTATCTTGAATTCGGTGAGTTGTTCTTGTTCCATAATTCCTTAGTTCAAGTGGTTAAAACGAAAAAAGGAGTACATCTATCAGGGGTGTACTCCTTTCTAATCATCCTGGTATGACAATTGGTTATGCCGTTGTAGTACCTCCAGTAGTCTTCAGAGCTGCAACCACTTGGTTGATAATGTTCTGGTCTCTCTGGGCATCTACCACTCGGTTCAAACGGGCAATCTCCTGGTCCTTTGCAGTGTTCTCAATGAGACATTTGATTTCCTGTTGTCCATTCTTGATGTCACAGCAGCAACGTTCCAGCTGAAGAGCCAAGTCTGATTTTACTTCTTTAATCAAGCCTTTAGTTTCGCAGCAGCAATTCTGTTGATAATGCTCCATATTGCAGAGGCGGTCCATAACACGATTGAATCCTGCTCCCATCTGATCACGGGAATCACGGATATCCGAATTCGTTTTGTAGCCCAAATCGCAGAGACCTCTTTCTGTTGCGAAACGGTTGGTAAAGAAATTCTTTACCAACACCAGCAACATCTTTTGCTACTCCACCGATTTCTTGGGTTACCCCACGGGCAGCATCAGAGATATCCTTGTAGATACCTGCTTTTGCTTCCTGAACAGTAGATTCTACTTTCTGGATGTCAGCCTTGGTGTCATTGATTTTGTCCCATACAGAAACTGCGGCAGCACCAAAACCACCACCTACCAATGCACCACCCACGGCTCCCCAACCAGAGCCCCATCCTGAATGATCTCTACATCCGCAACCATCGTTACAGCCTCTGTCCGCGATTACAACGCCATCGCCGGCACCTTTTACTTCTACTCCCATAATTGTAAGGTTTTAAAGATTAATACTTAGGTTAATTATGCATTAAATACAGAATGGTGTTGTATTTTTATTACTCCAAATTAAATACGTATTCATAAATAATTGTTGCAGCATTCTGAGTGATATTAAGTGTAAGTTTTTTACCTGATTCACTTTGAGTAACTGTAACCGTAGCAGATCTTGATGATTCTTCGATATTCTCTGAAGCTTTACTTGATACAGTCTTACCACTAACTGTAACAGAAGACCAAGAGGGAGTACCAGACAAACTTACGCCTACATCATAAGTATCTGAAGTTTCGGAACCATTAATTACTTTTTTCTTATAGGATATAAAAGTCTTAGATAAAGTATCCCCTGAAGCAGCATGGTGAATGGATTCACTTGCACCAGCACCATTCCAATTAAAATAATAATTATAAGATACACTTGCACCTCCCTGAGTGATATCCACATAATCGGAAGCACCCTCATAAGAAGCAGTAACTCTAATAGACCTACTACTTGTACTGGTATTCTCAGAAGCACTAAGTGTAGTACCTGATAGACTAAATCCTGAGGTGCCATTAGTACTTAAACTTGGAGTAGCACTATCAGAGCCATCCCTTGTGTTTGAACCTGAGGTATAGTTAGCATACCTGGGTCTACTTGCACTGGGGTACAAAGTTACACTACCTCCAGTATTACCGATGGTATAAGAATTTGCCGTTAAGCTTACACTCCAAGAACCATAGGTATACCCAGTAAATTCGTTTGCTGCCTGGTATACTGGTACACTTACAGATTTGGTTTTACCATTTAGTGATAAGGTACCAGTAAGGGTTCCTACCTGGGTTCTAGATTTAACCGTAGTTCCCAAAGAACCTGCACTAACTGCAGTACCATAACTAATACTAGCACCACTTGTAATCGTACCTCCTCCCGTTGTAGAACCATTCCATCCCCAGGTCTGAGAATAAGTTGGCAAAGTAGTAAATGAACTTCTTGTACCTCCACTTGCAGGTATATCGGTTACAGCTCCACCACTTGCAGTAATTTCACTGTAGCTTTTATAACCTGCCGACTGAGAACAAGATACGGTTAACTTCTTCCCTGTTTCAGCTTGGGTTAAGGTTACCGTACCACTTCGTGTACTGGTAGAAGTATTATTACCCATAGTTACAGAAGTACCGGTACCGGATATACTTCCTCCATTAGCTCTAGTATAAGTTAAAGAAATTTGGTTACCATAATTATGGCCATTTCTTAATTCTTGCTTGTATGAAGTTACCGTAAAGGTTTTAGTACCTCCAGTTGCCCCAAAAGACATAGAAGTTGGATTTACACTAAACCCATAACTCCAAGATTGAGAAGCTGCAGCTTGAGTGAAAGTAACCGAGATCGTTTTACCGGTTTCGTCCTGGGTATAGGTTCTAGTATGAGTTCTTGAGGATAGGGTTAAATTTTCTGTAGCGGTAAATCCAATCGTATCAGTAGAACCTTTTAACCAGTCGGGTAAAGGGGTTCCGGTATGACCTACTGCTATAGAAGAACCATGAGCTACTCCATCTAAATACTTTTGTTTAGTTGAAGTTAAGCCTAATCGAGCTGGAGTCGATTCCCCCCCTATAGCAGTGAAAGTAAAGGAAGTATTTATAGCTGTAAAAGTATACTTATAGGTTACCTTATGAATATCTTCGAGTTTGACACATTCATTATTTCCATAGGAACTGGCATTGGATAGTTCCAACCCCACATAATTCTCCCCTGTTCCTGTCGAGGAGAGTGCTAACAATTCAGCCTTGGTAGGGCAGTCATTTCCTGTCTTACCAAGGCCTACTTTAGTTTTGACAGCACTCCAGGTTGCTATCTCTCCCATGATTATTTATTTTTAAGTTCTTGAATCTCAGCCTTCAAAGCCTTAATCTCATCGTAGAGAAGTTTAACACCTTCAATTGCCAAAGTTGACATCTTGTGATATTTAACTTGTTTTACGAGTACATACTCTTCCCCATTGATTTCCAAAGTTTCGAATTCCTCTGGATTAGGTACTGTAGATTTCTCTACTGGAACTTCCTCTACATATTTACCAAATCCCAATCCCTCAAGATTCTGAGCAATAGTTCCCTCGTCCTCTTTACCAAGCATTTCGAATGACTTAGTTGGTATCTGGCAAATCTGTTCCAGAGTATGATTCAAATCCTTAATATTAGATTTGAGTCGAACATCTGAAGACTCTTTGAAGAAACCGGAAGGAGCAGTAGTCTTAGCAAATACTACCTGGTCGGTAGTTGCCAAACTCAATTGAGCTCTAGTTACTACGTGAGGATTATCTCTTCTACCAGCATGGCTATTGATAGAAGTCTGAGCAGCAGTACCTGCAGCCTTAGCATCAGCAATAGCAGTAGCTTGAGCAGTAGATACGGGCTTATTAGCATCGGAAGTATTATTAACATTACCCAATCCAACCTGAGTTTTAGTAACTGTATGAGGATTAGATTTATTGGCAATGTGATTATTTACCTTAGTTTCTAATGCAGTTACATCTGAACCAGTATCAGCAATCAAATCGTCAACGTAAGTTTTCAATTCTGTACGAAGAGCATTGATAGCATTAGTTCTATTGGTAATCTCATTTGCCAACCCCTGTACCGTATTATCCAAGTTAGTCTTATCAGCTGCAGTCATTACACCTGCAGTAGTCTTAGTTGCTGCTGGTATGGTGACATTCACATCTGTACCTCTACTATATGAGCCATCTTCGGTATTCTTTACCCATCTAAAATACTTTAATCCGAGATTATTCGTATTTTGGGTAACACTGTTTATTACCGTCATTATCTCCTGAGGTAAACTATTGATTAGTTTATCATGCTCATTATCTTTTGCAATACGAGCCTCTTGTTCATCCTCTATGGCTTTCGGTAGGGTTTGATTAAGTTTTATTACACTTTCTGCCCCCATCAAACCGGCTTCTTGAGTAGTGGCATTGGTTAGTGGAATAAGCATCCCCTCAGGCTGATCTATGTAATGACCCTGGTCATCTAAAGAAGAATAATTACACTGAATAATTATATTCCTCTTGTTTCTGTTAGCTATTGAAATATTACTGATTAAATTTCTAGGCATACTAGATACCACATCCTCAAGATGTTTACCTCTACTACCCTCGAAAGCAGTACCTGCAATTTCTCCAATAATAAGGGAAGAAGTGTTACTATCTACGAATTTAGTACCTGACCAACGGAATTGATAAGGAGGTTCCCCATTAGCAACATTAATGTATATCTTACCAGATTCTCCAGTTACCGGAGTTTGGTGAGTAGCATCAGTATACAACTGAACATTAGTAAGACCTCCAGTAGAGCTTACTTCATAAGTAGCGTATACCTCGATTACATCGTCTACATATGAAGGCAAATGGTTAGCTGGTACCAATCCATTACCATCCAATGGAGCAAACCCATCAGCTTGTCCCTTAGTTGCTACAAAGGCATCATGCTTAGCTTCTAGAGTATCAATGTTATTCTGCAGTTTAGTATCAAGGGCAGTATCAGCATCTTTTCTATCTTGAATCTCTTTTTCTAAAGCAGCAGTCTGAGAATCTCCCAGATTCTTGATAGCTGTATCGATTGCCTTTTGTCTATCCTCAATCTCCTTAGCAATAGCATTAGGCAAAGTCTCATCAAGATTAGTCTTATCAGCTGCAGTCATTACACCTGCAGTAGTCTTAGTTGCTGCTGGTATAGTACCCATTACATATCTACTACCCTTAACATAGACACCAGATTCTGAGTCTAGTTTAGCTCCAGCATGAGTAATGGTGACCTCAGAATCTGAAATTTCTAGATTGCTCCCAGAAGCAAGTACAAAGGATTCTGGGAGAGAATCAAATAACTTCTTATCGGCTGCGGTTTGTACACCTGCCGCTTTATTCGTCGCAGGAGGTATATTTAGATGACGTATAGCATTTTCAATGGGATTATCTTCATATACTCCAGTATCGGGATTTATAGTAGATAAGTACAAATAAATATCTACCATGTTATGGCGTTGAACTCTTCCATTAAAACCTCGAATGATATTTGGGGGAAGAGAATCAAACAATTTCTTATCTGCAGCGGTTTGTACACCAGCTTTTTCTGCAGTAGAAGCAGGTAAAGTAATTGGATTCTGTTCTACTGTACCATCTTCGATTACAGTTTTAGTAGCAGCAATGCCTATTGAAGTCTCATTTGGAGTTACATCCCCAAGAGCAAAGTTAACAGTAGTAATTCTATCTAACTCTACCTTATCCTTAGCAGTCATCGTACCGGCTTTAGTATCTGATGCCTGAGGCAAATCAAAGGTTTCTGTAGTATCAGCATTCAGACCATTATCCTTAGTTACGGTTACGGTTACTTTACTTGCATCGGAATCAGCCGATATATCTGTAAGGGCATTTTCATCCAACCCATCCAACTTAATCTTATCTGCTGCAGACATGACTCCTGCAAGAGATTGGGTTACCGGGAGAAGTTCTTTAATGGCCTCATTGGATTCTCCGTATTGGTTGTTAGAAACGTCCTTAGTAGAAGTATTTACCTTGAAAGTAAGTTTAGAGTCATCTCTACTTATTTCACTTACACCAGTAACCATGGTATTAGGTAAAGCATCAGAAGTTGCTTCCTCGGCTACCAACCTTTCTTCGTGATCATTGGTAATATTGGTAAATTTGTTATCCAAAGATGTATCTGCATCTATTCTATCTTGGATTTCTTTATCGATACGTTTACCAAGAGCGGTGTCTGCAGCAATACGAGCAGCTTCTTCTGCATCGATATTATCTTGAAGAACTTTATCAGCAGCCTTTCTCTCTTCACTCTCGGTATTAAGGTCAGAAGTATTCTGATCAATCTTTGCTTCCAACCGAATATCTTCAGCTTTACGAGCAGCAATTTCGTTATTTAACAGATCCGTAATGGCCGTATAATTACCATTGATATTATCCTGAATACCCTGGATTAATTCCAGGTTACGTTGGATATTAGCAGTATTCTGAGTTACCAGAGCATTAGTAGCATTCAGGGAAGTTAACAACTCTGTACGAGTTTCACTTACAAAAGTTCTCAGCTCATTTACCGTAGTAGTAAGAGTATTACTCAGGTTAGTGAATGATTGTTGTAAAGTATTATCTCCCTGTTCTCGTAAGTTCTTTTCGGCTTCAAGCTTATTCTCCAACTCTGTAAGCTTAGCAGTCATAGTTGCTGCAAAGTTGGGATCATCACCGAGAGCCTTAGCAATCTCTGCCAAAGTGTCCAATACTTCAGGGGCTGAACCAATAATCTTTTGGATTGCAGCCTCTACTTGTTCTGCATTCTGAAAGTCAGAATCGTTTAATAACTGAGATACCTTAGTGATATAGTTTGCATGTTCTTCGATGCCATCCAACTTGGCATACAGCAAGTCAGTGAAATCATTTGAAGAAAGTACCTTGCCATCTACCTTATCTACCTTCTTATCGTCCATTGCCTGGTCTGCAGCAATTCTATCTGCTTTCTCCTGAGCAACAGCATTACTGATAAGAGTATCTTGATTAGCTCTTTCAGTTGATTCTTTATCGATATTGGTTTGAAGTAAAGTATCTCCAGCTAAGCGGTCATTCTTTTCGGTAAGGATATCCTTATTAATACCAGCCATATCATCCTTGTGATTCTGAAGGTTGGTATCAATCTTGGCCTCAAGAGAAGTCTCTTTGGCAATTGCTCGGTCTTTCTCTGCATTAATAGCAGTAGTGTTGGCATTTACCTTTGCTTTTAGTTCATTCATAGCATCGGTATTACCTGCCTCTAGAGAATCAATACGAACTCCCAAAGCATTATCACCAGCAATACGATTTTCCTTTTCTTGTTCAAGCTTAGTGTTAATATTACCTACTTCGGATTCCAAAGCTTGTTTGGTATTATCCAACTTAGCAGTAAACTCAGTACTCAAAGCTTTATCAGCTGCAGTACGGTCTGCTACTTCTTTATCTAAGTTAACCTGGAGAACTTGGTCGGCAGCCTTTCTTTCTACACTCTCAGTATTAAGGTCGATATTGAGAGTATCGATACGAGAACTCAAGGCACTATCAGCATTAGTACGATCAATGATTTCTTCGTTAATCATATCCTTAACTTCCTTGTAGTTATCACCTACAGTCTTAGTTAAGTTTGTGATTGCCTCTGAATTTCTTTCAATACTATGTTGGTTAGTGGCAATAGCAGTAGTATTTGCATTTACCTGCTCAGTAAGCTCATTACGCAATGTATTGATAGACTCTTGCATACTCAATGCCAAGTCTGAAATACGTTGGTTAACGTTAGCCAGACTTTGAGTATAGGCTTCATCTGCAGTCTTTCTTTCGGCAATCTCTTTATCCAAGCTAGATTGAATTGCGGCATCTGCATCTTTACGGTCTTGGATTTCCTTGTTAAGATTGTCTTTTACAACTCCAAGAGCAGCATCACCAATAGCAGACTTATTGTCTACATATTCTTTCAGTTTAGTTTCAAGAGCTGTATCAGCATCCTTACGAGCTTGAACTTCAGCAGCTACCTCAGCACTGTTTGCCTCATCACCCGCAATTCGGTCTTCGATTTCTTGGTTAACCTGTTCTGTGATTGCAGCCAATTTCTTGGTAATGGTAGCAGCAAAGTTGGGGTCATTTCCAAGGGCATCAGCAATTTCCTTAAGAGTATCAAGTACTTCTGGAGCAGAACCAATAATCTTTTGGATAGCTGCATTTACCTCTTCCTCAGTTTGGAAACCAGAATCGTTGATAAGCTGAGAAAGATGCGTAATATAGTTTGCCTTTTCCTCAATTCCATCAAGTTTAGCTTTGAGTATATCGGTAAAGTCATTCTTAGTCAAAGAATAGCCTTCACGTTTATCTACTTTCTTAGTATCAAGATCTTTATCACCTTTTTCTCTAGCAGCAGCCTCGGCAGCAATAGCATTAAGCAATTGCTCCTTGTCTTCTACACCCTGCTCTTTTACATCTTCGATTTTGTGTTCAAGAACTAAATCCTGAGCAGCACGAGTAGTAGCCTCTGAATCGATATTGTTCTGTAATACTTGGTCTGCAACAGTACGGGCCTGAACTTCTTTATCAATATTACCTTGAAGAGCATTATCTGCATTGGTACGGTCTGTTACCTCTTTAGAGATTTCATTGTGAAGAACTTGGTCCTCAGAATGACGGTCTACCTTCTCTTGGTCAATTTTACCTTGAAGAGCTAAAGTATCTGCCTGGCGATTAGTGATTTCTTCGTTAATCTTAGAATCCAGTACAGTATCTGCGTTAGTACGATTTGCAGTTTCTTCTGCAATCTTTGACTCAAGGGATGCCTTATCATTGATATGGAGAGTTTTAAGGTCATTTACACTTTCCTTAATCTCATTATCGGCAGCAATACGTTCATCTTTTTCCTTTTGGATAAGATCCTTGAGTTCCTTCTCAAGTTCACCATTACCTTGATTTACCTTATCTTCAAGGTCTTTGATGTCTTCGGCATTCTTATCTACCTTCTTCTCAACTCTGTCGATTTCAGCTTTTAAGTCTGCCTTAACCGTATCAATCTTCTTATTGATTTGGTCTAACCCATATTCGAGGTTATCCTGAACTGCGGCTACTGCAGCACCCAAGGCAGCTTCGGCTTCCTTAGCACGATTAACCTCTTCGGTTAAAGCAGTACGAAGGTCGGTTAATTTATTAGTGATAGTAGTTGCAAAGTTGGGGTCATTACCCAATGCTTCTGCCAACTCTTTAAGAGTATCAAGGGCATCATCAGCACCATCAACCAAATCACTAATCATCTGTTTAACTTCTTCCTCAGTTTGATATTTCAAATCATTCTCAAGCTGAGAAACTTTGGTGATGTAATTTGCATGTTCTTCGATGCCATCAAGTTTAGCCTTCAACTCATCGGTAAAATCATTTTTCGATAAGTCGTATCCTTCTTTCTTATCTACCTTATTCTTGATAGAAAGTACGAAGGCCCAGAACTCATTTATAGTTCCTCCAAAGCCAGCTTTAACAAAGTCATCATAGTAACCCTGTAATAACCGCTGGTCTATTTCTTCGCAGGTATAATACTTACTTACATACATATTTTATAAAATTTAAGGATTAATTACTGCACGTTGACGACCCAGTAAGAATTCCGAATCGATATCTCTGAATGGTTCTCCCTCTGAACCACAGAAGGCATTCATTGGTATATCTGGATTTTCGGGGTCTACATCTCCACCGTCTTCTATATCTCCCCGAATACAAGCATAATCAGGAAGCTTATTTACACGGAATTTCATTACCTGGCCTATACCAGGATGAGGTATTATTTTATCCCAGATATCCCCGAAGTAATCTTGAAAGCAGGTGACAAATTTGTTTCCGGTCATCGATTGAAATGCCGTTACATCATTGCCATTACCTTTCATTTCAATATGAACTCCAGAGGTACCATTGAGGATAACCAGATTACTATCAAACCAAATTCCACTGTTTGTAGTAATTGGTGTCCACCTCAGTACTAACATCTTTGCCATATACTTTATTTTTATTCTACAAATTCAACTTTGGTATCTCGGTCTCTCTTTAGGATAATCATGAAAACTAAAGCCTCATCCTTTGCCTGAGCAGTCTGAGTATCTCCAGAAGGCTTATACGTTATACCATTAATTACAAACCTATCTTGTTCCCAATTAAAATCCCAATAACCTTCCGGTGTAAGATAACCGATTTGTTCTATATAAGATTTAGAAATTAGTATTGATAAGTTTTCATCATCCAATTCTCCTGAAATAGTTGCCTTATTGATAGGCCAGTTTCTGAAAACATTGTAGTAACATAATGCCTCGATTTGGATGTTATAATATTTAGGTATACTGTCTTCGGCATGACTGAGAAGCTGATTAACATGTTTGGCCCAGGTTATGGTTTGTCTACCAGCATCCCAATCTAAGAAGTCAGTGATAATTTTCTTGTATCTATCCCAAGAGCGGTTCTTTACCATTCTCCAGGGTTCTTTTGTCATAACTTAGTTAAGATTGATTTCTTACCACCTTTTACTGGAGCACTTGGATTTGGCCCATCTAATACTCCAGGTTGCCTTCTGTTAACTACTTTTGGGACTATGGTTCTAAATACTTCATCACAGAACGGTAAGTAGATTTCCAATCGTGAAGCTAACATACAAAGGTTCTTCCTTAATTCATCTATTAATCCACCTGGTTGCATTGCTTGAGAAAGTGTTTTCCATAGGGAACTTGTAGCATCTGCCAAGGTATCATAATATTGCACTTCAGTAGGCCCAGTAGTGATTTGTTTAATCCTATCACCTCGGGCAAGTTCGGGTTTAGAAGTACCATCACCAGTTTGTTCTTTGGTAGAAGTTAATTGACTTAGGTATTCTGAAGTACTTGTTAATAGATTAAGTATCTTCACATTGAGAAAGTCCCATGCTGCCAATTCCATTATTAATTGGTTTTCTAGTGCTTCATACCATAATTCATCAGTATACTTATCTGCAGGAATTAAGTGATTTACTAGAGGACCAATATAATATTGCCATTTGGTGATGTAGATAGATTTATCTTCCCTGGTCATTCCCTCTGATATCTCTGAAGGAATATAGTGGTCGATTAAGTTATATATTGTATCGGCTAATGCCGTATGACCATAATCACAAACTACCAGAGTCTTATCTACGGTGATATCTAAACCATTAGAGTTGGTTACATGTAGGGTTACTGTATAGAAACCGGGAGTTTCATAAGAATAGGAAACATGTCTTCCACCATTGAAAACCTCTCCCTTATCATCGCCAAAGTCCCAGTCAAAAATGGATTTGGCCGGGACTTTGGATATGACTCTGAATGAAACTTCCAGACCTGACGTAACGTACAAAAAGTCCAGATTGTTATTCATATTAGTCTGTCTTATGTAATTTTCATATATTACCCTTTAGAAGAGGATTCGAATTCTTCCAGCAAAGCCTGAATAAGTGTTTCTACTGTATCATCTTTCTCGGCAACGATTTCATGAAGACCTGCTACCAGTTTCAGTTCTTCCAGGGAATAGCCCTTTGCAAGTTTTTCAAGAGTCATGCCTTTCTTGAACTGAGCATTCAGTCTCTTATCCAACTTTTCGATGTCGGCCTCTGAATACTTTTCGATTTCTGATTTATCAGCAATGATAATCAGATGGCCAGAGGCAATTGCCTTCTGAATCTTTGGTGCACGGAATTGACGACGAGAGAGTTCCTTGTCTTCTCCTCTACAAACGGTAATACCAGTTGATTGGTCATGAAAACTGTAAGCTCTTGGTCCCACAGTTACTGTATATTTATCTTTAGCCATATTTCCTAAGATTTAAAAATGATTAAAGTAAGATTTAAAAATGATTAAAGAGAGGATAGGTCTTTTTAGTTACCTACCCTCTCAGGGAATTTATATAGATGAAACCGGACGTCCCTTATTATTCTAGGTTAACCATCAAATATGGGTCTACGTTCATGAACTCGGGGAAGCCGAATTCTGAGAACTTCTTGTCAGCAGCCAGCAACAGAGTTGCATCCTGGTACATCTTAGAGAAGCCAGTAGTCAAGCTTGCATAGATTGCCTGAGTCTGGTTAGAAACGATTCTTTCAGATTCAAGCATCAACTGACGAGCAGTAAGCTTAATCAAGGCAGCAGATGTATCAATCAACAGCAACTGTTGGTCGGGTGTACCCGGGTGAATGTAGAAGTCAGCATTCTTGGGAACAGGAGACTTAACATTCAGGGTAGCTTCTGTAGTACCAGAGTGACGATCCTTGAATTCCGGCAAGTTCAGCATTTCGATTGCCTGGTCTTCACCACCAATCATAGTTTGGAAGTTACGTCCCATACGAGCAGCACGTACCCAAATATGCAGAAGGTCTTTGTAAGTGATACCATTAGTTGTTTCGTATACACCGATTACCGGGGCAGACTCAGAGCCATCAGGGTTGTTACCATTGATAGCAACGTCCATAGCCAGAGTATCCAGAGCATAACCCAACTGAACACCAAAATCACGAAGGTAGATTCCCAAGACATCGAGCGAAACATAGTTACGAACTTCATCAGTAAGTTTGAAACCTTTTCCGATTTTAAAGAGGCTAACTGATTTCTGTCCGAAGCTAACATCACCCAATGGGATAGTTTCTGCCTCATTAACCTTTGCAGGGGCAGCATCCGACATGTTAACCATCGGCATGATTGCTTGTAAACCATTGATTGGTTGATCAGATGCAATGATGTTCGGATAGAACGGAGCCTGGCGCATACCCAATGTGATAGCAGCACGAATGATTTCCGGAACAATCCAACGAATATTCTGTTGAGGCATTGTAAAGATGTTCTGCATCGTGTCCACTTTTGGATTGATGCCCATCTTTTCAAAAAGTTCATCTTCTGAAATACCCCATTTACCGGTAACCAATTCTCCAAAAGTTACCTCTACAGGCTTCTTGTCCTGTGAACCGGAACGAACAGCTTCCAAGCTTCTTACCATTTCCGGCAGCTCATTCATAAAATCTTGAGCCTTCAACTTTGTAATATCTATTTTATTTTCCATAACTTCTTTTCTCTTATTTGATGAGTACTTGAATTACCTCATTTGCCTCTTCTGCTGGATTAAGGGCAATGAACTGGGTTGAAGTTGCTTGGTTAGCTTTTACGAATCTATCGTTAAGCAATTCTCCATCGGGAGTTACATAGCCAGCTTCGATATTTCCGTTTGATACCCAGTTACAAATCATGTAACCTTCCATAGCTACTGTTACCTCTACCGGGAAATTTCTTTGAGGTTGATAAGCAGGGTTAACGTTATCCGTTACTGCTACACCCAAATAAACTTGAGTAGCTGTATCAGTGCAAGGGTAAATCAAACCTTCTTCATTCAAAGCCACTGGCATACCCTGTACGATTTTCTCTCCAGCTTTAACATTGAAAGCCTGGTGCAATTTGTGTGACTCACTTTTGTAAATCACCGCTCTCGGGGTTCTTTCCCCAAAGAGAGTAAGTTGCTGAGGGTCGTTTACGATTTTAGTTTTTTCCATAACGCGGATTATTTATATTAGTTATTTGATTTTGTTTCGATACAAGTTATCGATTACATTCTTAGTACTCGGAGATTCTGAATTCCGTTGGGTATCAGTACCCTGGGTTCCAGTTTTACCCTCGGTATCATCCTCAGCAATTGAGGAAGCACGGTTGACGTCCTTAGAACCACATTTTGAGCAAGTGAGAGGGAACTTCTCTTCCAAGCGAGCTTGGTAATCCTTGGTCAAGGAAATAAGAGTAGTAATACCAGTAGTCTCGGCATTGAGCATCGTAACGATTGTCTCATCTACCTTATCACCCATCAACTTCTTGTAGGTTTCTACGGCATTTTCACGTAGAGAAGCAATGTGATTCTTTCCTACGGTTGCCATTTCCTTCAAGTTAGCTACTTCGGCATTCAAGTTGGTAATCTGTTCCGTAAGAGAAGTTTTCTCTGTAGTAAGATTATCTACCGAAGTTTGCAATTCGTTTCTGGATGATACCAAAGTCTGAATGCAGGCAATTACATTTTCCTGATTCATCTCTTTACCTTCTTCCAGGGTAAGCATGTTATCCCCAAAAAGGCTTTCAAGAAATTTTAGTAATTCTTCGTTCATGTTATTTTTATTTGAATGATTATCATTGGCATCATTATCATTAAAAGAACCCTGAGTATCGTTCTTTTCTTGATATGATGTTAAATCTGATTTATAATCAGTAAAGAAGTATTGCTTCGATTTATCATCTCGGTATTCTTCATAAGATGCCCAAGTTCTTTTGGCAAAGGTTGGGTTAATGATTTTACCATCCGAGCCAATTTTCTGGGCAAATGAATCAGCACCATGTGAAACCAAAGAAGTTTCCAGGTAACGAACAATTTCAGTAACAATTCTACGTACCATAACTCCCTTAGAGTCATAAGTACCCAGTTTCTGATAAAATTCGTTATCTTCCATTTGGGGATGGGATTTATCCCACTTGAATTGTACTGTGACAGAGTTACTGTGAATTGAGGGTGGTTCCATAAGTATACCTCTAGCAATCCTTGGATTGGCTTTACCATCAATTTTCAGAATACCGTTGATACCTGCAGGTATAGTGAAGCTTCCATCTTTGTAAGACTCTTGCCACATTACCTGAGATACAGCACCGATAGCATTACCTATGTTAGTTTCATGGTCACAGTTTACTGTTTGACCAAGTAACATTTTCATAGAAGCTTTCAATACTCCATTTTGACCAAAGTCTGTAGGGTTCCAATTCTTAGATACAATCGTTTCCGAAAGTAATCTGAACATAGGTTCAATAAACTCTTCATCTTTAGGAGTTAATTCTGATTTATCCAGGTTAGGGTAATAGGTATTATAATCTATATCCCCTCCCCAAAATCCAAATTGAGCAATGGAGTCCGGTGTAGGATTCTTCCATTTATAGTAATTCTCTGAGAAAGTCTGGGCTCCCACTGCTTCTGGTATATAACCAGCCATAATGGTATGGCCTTGACCTATCACCATAGAATCAAGATGCTCTTTGTTTTTCTTTGTAAATTTACTCATCTTGGTTTAGTATTTTGGTCTCCTCGAGAAGGAGCCGGGTTATTCTTATCTCTTGACCTACGAGCAGATTGATTTTTATCATCCTGCCTTTGTTTCTTTTTAGTTCCCTCTTGAGGATCCGAATTACCACCTTTAGCAAATTGATCTTCCAATGAAACTCTTGGTTCTTTCTCATCCGGGGAATCATAGCCCATTGCCCAAGCATACTGTTCTTGGCTAATAATACCAGCCTTATACAGTAAGTCAAGGTTCTGTATCTTATACTGAAGACCCTGTTGGATTTTAACTTCATCAGAAATTGTAGAAGTTCCCCAATCAATCTTCATTCCCTTATTATTAAATCCTGCCAGACGCAGTTCTAGAGAATAAAGTCGATCTAATACATAAGCTACGAGCATTTGGATATTTTTTAACTGGCTAATCATCTTAGACAGCATTATACCCGTTGCCCCTTCACCAGTAGTAGCAGATACTCCAATGATAGAGCCATTAACTCCCAAACCATTAGCCACGGATTGTTGATTCATATTCCAAGGCTTTTCGATATTACCAAGTTCTTTGGTAGTAGAGTTGAGTTTAAATTCGTGGTCATCAATATAACCCGCAACAACCCCATCCTTCATGCCATCCTTAACATTACGTTTTAAAAGATTGAGCTCTCGGTTTAGTCTAGATTCGTAGGCATTTATACTTTCGTTAGCCCTTTGAGGGGATTTCTGCATTTTAGCTTCAAGAAAACCCACCATACCACAAATCTCCATGATATGTTTGAAATTAATCTTCATATCATTTTGACCCTTGAGAGAATCTAAGGCAGGCATAAAGGGAGGAACTCCATAGGGTTCATCTGTATCATTGAACATACCAACATAGAAATAAGTTTCTGGGTTAAGCTTAATGTAATCTTGTTGCTTGTTCCAGTAATTATGATTCTTTTGATAAGGATGATACACCCCATTTAATTCACGTTTAAACTTGATATGCTCTGGCTTAAGGAATAATACAGTAGCCAAACCATCAAGCTTGTCATTTGGTACGCCTTCTACAGATATTGCCCCACTTACAAGAAGTTGAACAATCATTTTGTTAACTAAACCATCTATACCAGCAGTATATCTGGTCCATCCCTTGGTGGCTTTCTTAAGATGTTCTCTCATCTTTGAAGCCTCTTCATCGGTATTATTAGGGAAAGTTACTGTATGACTGGTGTTAGCTAACTTAAACATATCTTGCAATGCGATGCCCATATCAGGATTTACTTTATATAAATCCCGAATTAAAGGTATCACATCAACACGAAAAGAGGGTTCAACTAATTTAGTCAACCCTTGTAATGATGTAATTAAGTTATCGCTATCATCGTCAACTGAAACCCTACCAGGCGAAATCGATGTGGCAGGCTTCTCCTCTTTATTAGAGGATGTACCATTCTTGGGAGGGTCCTTCTTACGTCCCCAACCCCAACTAAAATTGAAGTACTTTTTCATCTTGGTTGTACGATTACGTTAGTTTTTCCTTTCCTTATGTGATTACATATTGCTTTTCCAAAGATATCATCATCGGCATATACGTCTCCTTCAAGGTCTACATCTACAGCTGAATTGTTAGCCCTATGTTTACCCATTGCAACAGGTCTACCTAAACCATCATAAATGAAGGTATAAGCTTCTTGTACAAAGAATGGGTCCTTAATGATTACGTGATCTAATCGAATATCTTCTTCCAAGTTTTCTATTATCACTGAACGATTCTTTTGGGTGGTTAACCAACCAGGGGATTTATCCATTTCAGGTCTACTTTTACCTTTTTTCTTTAGCATCTTCTGGTAGTAGTAAAGGTTAGGGTATCCTTCATCTTGAAGCTTAGAAGTTACTGATAAACCAACGTCATTGGATTCTGGAGCTATTACTGCCCAGTTAAACAACTTCCCAGTATCACCAAGTAACTTAGCATAAGCTCCCACTGCCATTCTTCCCTTATATACTACTTGTTCTTCTCCTAGCTTATCCATACAAGTAAATGAAGAGTAGTCAGAAGCTCTACCAGTTGAAACGTCTGCACCAATGAAATATTCTTTATCTGATTCGGGTTCACAGAATTGTCGGTATTGACCATTAAATCTCTTCTTAATAACTGGGTAATCACTAAGGCAGTCTTCGATAGCTTTAATATCGGCTAAGTCGAAGACTGTATTACCAGATGATAAGAAGTCACCATCTATTTCTTGTGCAGTTCGTTTTGCTCCCAGAGCAGAGGACATTTGGTTATACCAGTTAATATCTCGTTCTGGGTGCATTTGCCAGTATAATCGAATTGGGTTAAAAGGATTACCTCCTGCAATGGCATCTACCCAAGTTGAGTGATAGAAATTACCAACTCCATAGGGAGTGGAATTGACGATGGCAGCTCCACCAGTGGAAAGAGTAGGGAATGCAGCAGCCCAAATTTGAGCAGCCCATCTTACTACTGCTGCCTCGTCAATTACCAGAAGAGAAAGGGATTCCGAACGACCGGCTTCGGATGATGTCGGAATAGATTCAATAAATGACCCATTATCAAATTCTATCATGGAAGCAGAACCATATTCTCCGGCTCTACCATTGATTATGGGAGTTTGAAGGTACCATGGAAGATTCTTGTACATGAACTTAATCTTCTTAAGTACCTTCTTAGCTGTTGTGTCCTTGATAGATATAATGTTTATCTTTTTGTTGGGATGGTACATCGCCAACCAAAGACAGTACATAGAAATAAGTTCTGTAATTCCTGCCTGACGGAACTTGAGAATGATATTGAATCGTTGGGCAATGAAATTGTAGAGAACTGATTTCTGAAATGGGTATAAATCAAATCTTACCTTTCCTCTTACTGGATGTATCACATAGCAAAAAAGGCTAAAAAAGAAAACATCACTAGAAACTCGGGATAGGTTTGATAGCTCCTCCCGAGTTAATGTAGTTCTAGTTTCTGAGATAGTCTTTGCCATATCTAAAAGTTATACGTTATTTGAAATTCGATGTCAGTACCCATCCCTGATTTTATCTTCGGATAGTAAAAGGTATTGACTCCGAGTTTGTAATTAAATCTCTTAGTCTTGATTGAAAGACCAGCTCCCATATCGAAGAGATTATTGAAAGGTCTGTATTTGCCATAAACGTATGGACTAAGTGATAACCTTGCAACTTTCTTTCGAGTTAATTGACCTTCATACCAGTTGTAGTTGTACTTATCTAAGTCGATTGGGAATAGTCTAGTTGAATAAGTGTTAGTCTCCTTATTGAACAGACTTAAGTTCAACTTATCTTTCTTCAAAACAATTTGAACCAGGGAATCTTGGTTACTGATAACTGGCTGCCTTAGCATGGAATCAGGAAAGAGAGTTGGCTGCTTATTATCATGAACTAAGATTTTACCTGGTTCAACTTTTTCTGAGTACTTCTTCTCTGGTTTGAAGGGTTTCTCTGTGTATACTATATCTGGGATTTCATTGACCGCTAGTTCCAGGGAATCAACCTCTCGAGAAAGTTTGTAATTCCTGAAGCAAAGGTAAATAGTAAATCCTAGAAGTACAATGAACAAGGCCCTCTTTAAATTCTTCATGTTCAAAAATTTTAGGAAGTTCGTACGCTTTAATGATACTATCTATTCGGTAATCGCTTAGCGATTACCTTTATCGAACGAAGTGAGATAATATCCAAATATACTACTTACGATATGATATATGAATAGCTATATACGCAGATAAATATATAGATATATATACGTAGTATATTATATATCTATATATTTCAAGGCACCCCAGAAACTTATATATAAGACTTTATATATAAAGCTGAAACTCACGGTTCTTGGGTATTTGCCTTTTTGAGGCATTTTTTGAACCAAATCCCTACCTCATAAACCGAACCCTTGGCAATTGTGTACCTTGCCTTGTTAAGCCAATAGTGGTAATCCTTAAAATCCTCTTCGAAGGTATCACCATTTTTGTGAAGGTAAATTTCGAATTTATCTGGGAAACCCATAATTGCCTTGAAGTCTTCGATTCCCAAAGGGTAGCCATCGGGTCTAAATTGCCTATCTGCAGGTCTGAGAGTTAAGGGAGGTTTATCATACTCCAATCGATACACTCCTGGAAGAGTACTCATCTTTGCAGTTTTGATAGGCCACTTCTTTTCATTCTTGAAATCCCTAACCCAGAGCCTATGTATCTTTGCTACTGTGAGATTCTTCTTCTCTGGAAGCTTTCGATAATCATACATTGCCAGAGTTTTACTCATAAACGGAATTTGGTTAGTATTATTTTTCTGAGAGAATGTGAGTGGTTTAAGTAAATTTCTAGTAGTTGTTGGAGTTTTTACTCGAAATACTTCATCAAAAGCATTCAAGTATTTCTTACCAGTCTTTTTATGTACTCCAATGATGAGTAATCGCTTCCTTGACTCCTGGGAGTTTCCGTAATCTAAAACTGACCTTTCGTGAAAAACTAATTTATAGTCTTTGAATGTTTCCTCAAAGAAATCCTTGGGAAGCAGTGTTAGCAGTCTTGGTAGATTTTCTATAAGAAATATCTTAGGTTTATACTTGAGTATTGATGCAATTACTAGATTAAGACTACGGTTATCTTTTGGATTGCCTAATTCTTTTACTTTGGATAACCTCATTACTGAGGCTGCTCCGCAATCAGGGCTTGATATAATTATGTCTACTTTCTCATTGAATTCTTGTAAACAAAAGCCCTTATAGAACGGTATATCCCCAAAGTTTAATTCCCATTGTTCTTCGCCCGGAGTGTGGAATACTCCCCTTATCTCTATGTTCCCTAACAAATTTTTCTTAAAAGGGAACAGGAGTGCACCCTGTCCAGCGCACACTCCCAATACCCTTAGTTTTTTCATTTCTTGTAGCTTCTCAATTTAATGTACTTAATCCAAGCAAATGGCTTACGGTCTTCCAGATAGCTCAGATTCTTATCATTATTGTGGGCTTCTTCTTCGAAACTTACATCATGATACCTTTCATTCTGTTTATCCCACTTGGCAAAGCACCTGATGATTATGTATTCGATAATATACCAGAGATAGAAGAATCCAAAAACCAGGGCCACTACCCACCAGAAGGATATATCAAAGGATAACCAGAGTATGATACCAAGTACCAAACCCGCTATACTACACTCAATCTGCTGTATCTGATGAATACACTCATGATTGATATCATCCGGTTTACACTCTTCTACTTTGTGTTTGAAGAATGAGTTATACACCAGAGTAATTGCTTTGTAACTGGGGAAAAGAAATACTTTTGCTACCCAGCTGTTAAAATGACATCTTTTCATAACTTATCTTTGAAATTTTCGTAAGCATTTCTTAACTTTTGGTCATAGGCATTCTGGGCATACCCGGGACCATTATACTTTTTGGCAAAGCCAGCCCAGTCTTTTGCTTTGAGTTCTTTCAAACAACCAGAGTTATTCATGAAATAATACATGAGTTCCAATTGTTTCTCATGAGATTCAGACATCTTGTGAACAAATTCGAAGACATCTTTACATCCACAAAGATGGTGATTGAAGCCCATAATTTGGAACATACCCCAACTTGCAGACTTCAATGCACATTCCTCATCAATTTCTTTGGCTAATTCGAGTCTCTTATACTCGTGTACACCTCCCAAATACTTCGATTTATCCCACTTAGGGAAGAAAATCGTAGAATATCTCTTACAAAGGTAAGCTAAATCTCTGTCAGGGAATTTCTTATGTACTTCTTTGTACATAATGTGACCCTCAAAGAGAATTTGAGGCCTACCGTCAGCTAAAAACCCGTCTCTACCGGCAGCTTCCACCAATTGGACAGCTTTCAATAGGGCAGGTTCTAAACCTAAGCGAATAGCAAGGTCTTTAATCATTTCATTTGTTAGTTTATCCATAACTTATCAGTTTTAATGGTTCAATTTTAGTAACAAAAGTATTGCTTATAACCCATTTTCAATATGTTTCGAGGTTCTATTATCATATATAACTTATAAAATAATGCAATATGGACAAGAAAAATGAGTGCCAGATATGTGGCAAGCCCATTAATTTAGAGGAATTTGATGAAACTCGGGAAATCCCTCAACTTATGGCAAGAAAACAAATTTGTTTTCAATGTGCTTTTTGGTCTAATCGATTAGCTTATGATAAAGAGCTTGAGAAAGAGGGTAAAATTGCGGTAATTACTCCAGATTATTCTCACTGGGTAACTAAAATTCCTGGAAATATTTTAATGGTGCCCTCGGCTTTTGGTGGTATTTACCAAACTAAACTCCAACCAGTAAACACTCTGGGAGTTATTGATGAAGACCGAGAGAAGCTTTTCATTATCCGTTATAATAACATCACTCACCAAGGCACTATACCAGAACATCTAAGAAAGCTTTTTAAAGTAAACGGAGTAATTCTATCTCCACAGGAATACAAAATGCTAGAAGATTACCGGGGCAATGCCTATGAATTTATTAAAAATATGATTGATAATGCAATAAATAAGAAATAATTTCGTATATTTGCATAAAGAAAAATTCTTAATAAATAAAGATATGAAAAAAGAAAAGAAAGAAATCAAAAAGCTTAAAGAGGGGGATGAGGTTCTCTTCACATTATCTGGAAGACCCATCATTGAGAAAGTTACAGTGGAATCTATTGATAAAAAAGGTGGATTCGCAATGCTCAGTAACCGAGTAAAAGTTGCAAGAACCTTGGGTCCTGATGATACATATCCAAGATTGGATGGGCAAAAGGGAGAAGTTCGTCCGCTTACCGAAGAAAATGAAAGAGTATTCCTTGCATATAAGGCTTATTTCTCAATTAAGAGAAACATAGAATTACTTGATAAGGGGATGAGAAGTATGAAAGATTCGAAAGCTTTCGATATGATGATTGAATTTGATAAGAAGCTTACCAAGATTATTAACAAATACCTCAAAGAACAATGACTACAGTATTAGCTATAATTTACTTGGTATGTTTGCCATTCACGGTATTTTTTGTAAGGGCTTGCTTGGATTATTTACCCTATACTCACAAAATACACTCTCTCGTTTTATTCATCTCGGTATGGATAGTATTACCTCTATTTCCAATTTATCTATTAATCAAATACCTAAAATATAGATTACTATGAGATACTTTTTTGACAGAGATGGTAATTATGCTGGGTCATCAATGCAAGGGTGGGAGATTCTTCTCCTACTCTTGTTCCCAGTTGCTCTAATAATCTTCCTCGTATTCTTACCTTTCTATGTATTTCATAAATACAGTTCTAGAGAAGAGGATAAAAAATACGAGGAAGAACATCCAGAAATACTAAAAGTAGATTCTTATATTACCTGCTGGTATCCATGGCATAGATATTCTGTTGCATATACACTGGCTCTTATATTCTGGGTAATTGCTTTTATAATTGGGATATTATCTTAATACCTGTATTAAGTTGGAGCTACCCAATAAAAATTCAAATCTAATGGATATTTTTTAGTGGGGTTAAACCTACTGGAGAGTATAGGAGTATCACTGCTAGCAGAGGGAGTTGAAACTTTTGTAAGAGTATAGGAACCCAATCCAGTTGTTTTTGTTGTAAAGTATGAATTACTTGGTAAATTGTAGCTAGGACTAAAAGCATTACCATTCTTATCAAGGCAGGACCAAGACAACATTTCGAAATTTCCCGGGTACAGGTTAGCAATATAGACATTAATAGCATATCTATTTTGATTTACTATCCAATTCTTATTTAGGTTACCATCAGCCATAGATCCACCTTCGCCACTAATATTGGTAGTAACCTTAAAAAAAGCACTCGTGTCTACTCCATTGATGGTTATAGGATTAAAACGTATTTCCCAATATTCTTTTTCTTCGGGAGTAGTAAGGTGTAGATTTATTTTATTACCAGATTCATTTTGTGTAAGTATACAAAGCCCAGAAGTACCGTCATCTTGTGCAGTAATCTGAATACTATTGTTACTTTTGTCTTCCTCCAGAACATAGTCCGGGGTATTGATGCTAGCAGAATAACCAACTTTAATAACCCCGGACAATTTGCCATTTACATACTTACGCTTTTGAGATTGTATTGTCCATCTCTCAGAGTTTCCCTGTTTTATTTCTGCATATACATCTTGGGTAGATCTCCCCCCCCCTCCTAATTTAAGAACTTTATTTTCCATAATGTATAATGTTTTTAGATTGATACTGTTCCTCCTGCACTTGGTACTATAAATGACCCCTCTAATATCCAGGTAGCACCTGATTTAGTATATACAGCTACTTTATCTCCAATAGTACATTCTATTCGAGAACCAGGTTCTGAGTCATTGGCATAGAATGGAATCTTCATAGTAGTAGTACTAGTTGCTGAGAGACCCTGTATATACGCCTTATCTGAATATGATGTATTCTGTGGCCTAGCTCCCCTGCCAAAGAGATAGTAGCTTGTACCTGTGGGCAATCCAGAGAGAGTGAATGTTGAAGCCCCTTGTGGCTTCTGAGTTACTGGTATACTAAGTTTAGCATCCCCACAGGTTAAGAAGATATGCCCTGAACGGTTAGCTCCAGTTTGATTACTCGATAAAGCGGTCAGGGATAACATGTAATGGTTCTCAAGAGTACCCACTGGGGCAACGGATACTGCGCACCAATCGGGAGCACTACCCACATGGGGAGTTTCTGGCTTTTTAGACCCATCACTACCATTTAAATAGGCCCTCACAAGAATTTGAGCAGTATTACCTTTATTACTACCTAAAGGCAATGTGTTTGAAACCATTTTTATGTATCCAGTATAGGTTACACCAGCCTCTTGAGTTACTGTGAGATTGATTTTGTTATTAGGCCCATTTTGGGCAAATGTCAGAGTAGTAGACCTTGAGGACCCAGTATTTTTTGAATAGTTAATTTTTACATCTAAGTAACCATCTCCAACGGTAACTCCTCCCCAAATAGCCCAACTTACGGAGGCTGAGCCCAAAGTACAAGAGGGTGTAGAGGTTGAAACTACTTTGCCATTTACCAGTTTCCTTTTGAGGGAAGTGATACGGTAGGTTATAGTACCACCCTCTGAAGATACAGTATCTGTACCTGTATCTGTAATTGCACGTGCTAGTTTGAATAATGTTTCTTCCATATCTTTATAAGTTTTTGGTTTATAGAAAGAACTTTGATATTGTAATTTACCAGAGGGATAATCCGAAGTCTATTATATTATATAATCAATATAAAGAATTATGAGAAAGTATCAGTATCAGATTTACTACCATACAAGCAGAGGAAGGTACTTCATTAAGATTAGGTATTCCTTCCTGGGATTGGTGTTTTGGCTTACACTTAGAGATAAGTATTCGAGTAATATAGAAACCTTCCTTGATAAGGATAAGGCAATTGAAAGGGCAGAAGATTATTTAAGATATTTATACCTAAAGAGAAAAAATAGTAGGGTGTTAAAGGTTACTGGGAGAATAGATATTACCAGTAGGTTAAAATCAGTGAGGGAGGATTATTAAGATGGTGAAGGTTGAAACAATTAGGGATGATCATGAAAAGAGGATTCTTAAATGCCGAGAGGATAATCGGATTTGGTATCAGATATGGATTACCCAATTGGATATGAATTGTATAGAAAGGTACTTTGATGGGTATGGTGAAGTTAAGAGATGGTGGTTAAGGAATCTTCAACAGTATTATGTTTTCTTTTATGAGAAGAAAGGTGGTAAGGTTCGAGGAGTTCTTGGGAAAGATAGGACTAAGGATTTAATTCGTGCTATACTTTAATTAGTTGCCAGAGACCTAACATCCCTGGCTTCTTTGTGTGTTATGTGAGCATGTGTGGTTGTGGGATATCTAGGTATGCCCTTAATACGAGGAGTGATTTTTGTGTGGTACTAAAAATGTGTATTTGCCTTCAAGGTACCCCTTAATGTGAGGGCTTCGAAAGTTGTGGTACTAAAAGGGGAGTACGGTTACGTTAAATTTAACATTTGAAAATAAAAAGTAAGGGACAAACATTTTTATTTATCCCTTTGCTTTCTTTCAATCCTTAAATGTTTCGTTATCGTTTTTCAAAATTTCTTTTAAGTCTCTATAACATTGAATTGCTAAATAAATTACACCAACAAATAAAAATATATTTAATAACATAGAATTTAATTTTTAAGTGAGTAGGGAAATATTTCCCTACTCTGATTTGTTTTTACTTCAAAGATTTTTTCACTATTTCAAGCCCTTTTATTAGAATTGCTTTCTTTTCTTCTTTTGTATTCTCTGATGCAATAGAATTAAATGAAAAATCATTCAGCGTATAGACTTGTTTATAAAAGTCTATAAAGCCCTCAATTAGTTTTTTATCTGCATTGTTTGCAATCGTGGAAAGAAAATTGAAAGTTACATTTCTGAATTTTTTGCGTAATGATTTGATTTGCTTTTCGTTTGCACCCTCAAAAAGTTCTTTTTTGTAAATTTCTGTTTTTGTCCCTAAAGAAGTTTTGAAAAGACCCGCATTTTTTTCTTTAACGCTTTTCAATACGTCTAAAGCAATCAAACTATTTGCTTTTGCGTTTGCACTTGCTTTTTCTACATTCACGTTATTAATTTGCTTTTTCATAATTAAATTGCTTGAAAGTTTTATTATTTATTATTTTTATTACCTTTTCAAATAGACTTTCAAGACTTTTTAAACTATTCTAATAAGGTAGTATTTATTTCATTTCTGTATTGCAAATATAAGAACTATTTTTTAATCTACAAAATTTTTAGAAAATTATTTTCTTAAAAAGTTTTAAATAAAATCTTTCAAATATCTTTTTGTTTTTCTCACATTGCAAAGATACGGACTTTATTTTAATCTACAAACATTTTCAAGAAAAATTTTTGAGAAAATGAATAATTTTATTTTCAAAATTATTTTTGTGAAAAATCTATAAATTCAAAAATTTATTGCACCCTAAAAAGGACTTAATTTTTGCACTTAATTTTGGGGGTTCACAAGGGGAATCTTCGCACGCCTTGTAGTGGGCATATATGATATGTATATGGAATAATCCTATATGGCTTATGCCTGTCCTCTTGAGAGTGTATTATATACCTGTATATTGAAGGCCATTAATGGACTAAGGTGATAAAGAATTAAGGCTCTTGGGATATATCCCTCTATAAAACCTCTTGGTCCTAATTCTATAAGGCCATATATGGACTATGGTAAGCCTATGGGAAAATGGGTTTCATAGATTAGCCTATAAGGGCTTACTAAGTTAGCGTAAGTAAAAACCCAGATACCTTAGTTAGGCCCTGGGTTAGGTAAATTAGTCTAGGCAAATAGTACTGTCTGAGTCTAGGATTATTATATGGTCTGATTGGTATATAATATCCGATGAGACCTGTTTTAGCTTATTGGGTTGGTAGGTTATTATACCAGTATAGGCATCATATAAGAAAGTATGTAAGCCCTGGGATAAATCTAAGTTATTGATTTCCTGTTGTTCCTCTAGAGTCCAAGTGTCTAATGAGGGATCCCTGAGGATTTGAATTAGGTATTCGAAATTAGTTTCCATTGTAATAAGTATTATAAGATTAGTATTCGCAATATTCTCGTTCAAGGAATATATTGAGATGCTTGAAAAGTTTGATACCTGGTATAGGACCATCCTCGTCTTCGTCCCAGTCATAGTATTCGATAAAGGTAGGAGTATAACCTTCTACGTCTGTGACTAAGATTTCGTAATAGTAGTCTGGTTTGAAGTCTTCGATAAAGTTCTTGACAAAGCCTTGAATAATGTTAGGTTGTTCATTAGTAACACCTGTAAGGATTTGTGTTAATCGGTTTGATAATTCTTCGGTGTTCATAGATAATAGGATTTGTGGGCACCCAGTTATGGGTGCCAGGTTAGTAATTTAATAATTGTAGGGGATTGATACTGTGAAAAAGCTATTGAACTCTGTTATGATTGGGGCTTGGCCAAAGCATGCTTCAGGATCATAGGCAAATGTGTCCCGTAAGCATTCGATGCAAGTAATGCTTGCAGTGTCATCGTCATCGAAATGTTCTGGATCGTTTTTAAGGAAAGTTAGTATATGTATACCGTCTTGGTCTGGGTTATCGATTGTGGTAATTGATATTAAAGTAGTGTAGTCAGGTATAATGGTATTTTCCTGTAACTCCTGTAGGTAAGGAGTAATGAACTCTGGTAAGCCTCCAGGATAGGAGTGTTCGGGGTTGTTTTTAGTAATAAAATTACATTGAATCTCTTTTGCAAAATTAAATGAAGTTTTAATTGTTGTTTCCATAATCTAAAATTTTAATTAGTTATTAACTGATGCAAATATAAGAACAATATTTTAAATATGCAATATCCTTGATTGCCTTATGAGGTACCTAAGAGCCTTGAAGGTTAAATTGCCTTTATTCCTCTAAATCCCCAGGGGCCATGAATGGAG